GAAGCGTCTCAGAAAAAGGTTCAGCAGAATAAAGTCATATCGGGCAACGTGAAACATCACACGAGTATGGGCAAGTTGCTCAGACAGACGTTCATTCCTGAAGATGTATCAAATGCAAGGGATTATATTCTTGCAGATCTTGTAATGCCCGCAATTAAGAACGGGATATTTGACACTGTTCTTAATATTATCGACTATTGGCGCGGAGGCGGCGGAACGTATCGCAGAACGAACAATTCCGCTCCCGCAAGGTATACGAGTGGTCAGCAGACGTCATACAATAACCGTTATGCCCCCAGGATATCTCAGGGTCCAAGCGAGCCGGTCAATCAGAGATACGCGTATGACGATATCGTAATCGAGGATTACGCTCCCGCAGATGGTGGCTCTGCAAGAGCAAAGGCTGACGCAGAAGCGGTCCTTGTAAGTTTGCAGTCGGCAATCGACCAGTATTCGGTTGCCCGCGTAACGGATCTGTTCGAATTTGTTGGAGTCACAAGTACACCGGCAGATTATAACTACGGCTGGACAAATATCTCAAGTGCGTACACAAAGCGTGTAAGCGGGGGATGGTTACTCGTCCTGCCTAAAGCTATGGCTATAGATAACATTTAAGGAGGTTTATATATGAAAATCCCTAGCAATTTAGCAATTGGTGCTGCTAAGGTAGTCGGCACCATTAAGAAGTATTCTCCTCAGATTATGATGGTAATCGGAGCCATCACTTCTGTAGGAGCGGTTGTTGAAGCAGTAAAGCAGACACCCAAGGCGATTGATATTCTTGAAGATCACAAGGAATCTGTCGAGGAAGAGAAGATCCTTCTCGCAGGAGGGAATGTAGACGAGAAAGAGTATAAGGTTAACGTAGGAAAGATTTATATTTCCACAGCAGGAAAACTTGCAAAGACATATGCTATGCCCGCAGTAATGGAAGTAGCGTCTCTTGCCTGCTTCTTTGGCGCTCGTCATATCCTGAACGCACGTAACAAAGCTCTTACGGCAGCTCTTGCAACAACTGTTGACACATTCAATTCGTATCGTAACCGTGTAATCGACGAGATCGGTCCCGAGAAGGAAGAGAAGATCCGTCTTGGCTCAGAAGAGGTTAAGGCTACAACTTATGTTATGGACGAAGCCGGCAATGAGCACAAGATCAAGGAGAAGTTTACGATAGTAGACCCTAAGAAGTTTGACTCTCCTTATGATATTTTGTGGATGGACGGAGATCCCGGTTATGATCAGTCTGAAGAACTTAGAACGTTCTATGTGCAGGAAGTTCAGAATTACTTCAATAAGATCCTCTATGAGAACAAGCTCGTTCCAATGGTAAGCCTTAACGAGTTCAGAAAGCACTTCAAGAATTCAAAGGAAGCCTACACGGAGCTCGGCCAGATTGTAGGATGGGATAAGGACTCAGATGACGGAGCAGTTATTATTCGTATGAAGGACGTTAGTATTCCCGATGAGGATAATCCCAACATCTTCCATAATGCAACGGTTCTTATGCCTAACATTTCCGGATCAATCGTAAAGGAGTTTGTAAAATGAATAACGCCGTAACGTTTGTTGCAGGGGTCGCAGTTGGTGCTGTGGCCTCTTATTTTATATTTAAGAAGAAGTTCCAGGCAGATGCCGATAATCAGATATCTGAAGTGAAGGCCAAGATGGCTGAACTCAAAGAGGTCAATGACGCTCTGCATGGAGCTAAGACGAAAGCCGAGGCCAATTACAATAAGCCTATCGAAATGATCGCTCCTGTAGAAAGCAATACCGGTTCAGTTGATACAAATGCTACCAACTACAATGCTATATCTAACATCCGTAAAGCGAAACTGTCAAAACAGAAGAAGGATGACGCGACCGGTATAAGATCAATAACTGAGCCCGAGTATTACAGCTACGTTAATGACAAGAAGTATGACGAGAGGCTGTTGATATTCTATCAGGGCGATAAGCAGCTGGTTGACGAAGAGTCCGAGCTTGTGATTGTTCATCCTGAAGAATTCGTAGGTCCTGATGGAGTTGATGCCATGAAGGACAGCTCTGTCGAAGAGATGTATTTTGTAGACGAGGACAAAGACATCGTTTGCACAGTAACTATCTCAGAAGACAGTTATGATATTTCGGACGTTGAATGATTACAGAGGAAATGTATTGCCGCAGGTTAATTAGCATGATTTATGACAGCAAAGATGCTGTTGAGACGTATCAGAACCTATTCATGCATTTATATTCCTGCGATTTCGAATGGCCTCGTACAGTTCCCGGAGATTCTAATCGATGTACTGACGGTTTGCAATTGAGAAAAGATCTTGGTTATGGAGATTTTCTCTCAGATAAACGTTGTTCGATTCTTGAAATGTTAATAGCATTATCCGCGCGTATGGAAAATGATATTATGCATAGTCCCGAATTAGGGGACAGGACCGGGCAATGGTTTTGGACAATGATTGTCAATCTCGGATTAGGATCTCAGAATGATCATAACTATGATCCTGCCTACATCAACTCTTGCATTGATATATTCATTAGGAGGCAATACGATGCGGATGGCAGTAACGGAGGCCTATTCATAGTAAAGAATCCAAGAAGAGATTTAAGGGATGTTGAGATCTGGTATCAGGCTATGTGGTATTTATCAGAAATCGGCAGTTAAGGGAGGGCTAATATGCTAGATTTTCTTGATGTGTTTGAGCGTATTGCGAAGCGCGGCACAGTAGAGATATATCCTGAATTTAAAGTTGAGCCCTCTAAGGACTTAATGATAAAAGGATCTCGTTTCTATGCTATTTGGGATGCCGAAAATAACTTATGGTCTACGGACTACTTTCGAGCAGTTAGATTGATCGACCAGGAGTTAAAGAAGTATGCCGAAGAAAACAAAGAAAGGCTCAAGAATTATACAGTACATGTTTTATATTTGAGACATTCATCGAACGGCAGTATTGATAAGTGGATTAAATTCACAACAAAGCAGTTCAATGACAATTGGAAAGCTTTGGACGAACGGATATTGTTTTCGAATGATGTCGTCAAAAGATCGGATTACGCATCTAAGCAGTTACCTTATCCACTCGAGCAGGTTCCAACCCCAAACTATGATGCGCTGACATCAGTTTTATATTCTCCAGACGAACTTAAAAAGATCGAATGGGCTATAGGCGCAATCATTACAGGAGATAGTAAAAAGCTTCAGAAGTTTGAAGTTCTCTACGGTTCCGGTGGTACAGGTAAAGGTACTATGCTTGGGATCATAAAAAAACTGTTTGACGGATATTGTTGCACGTTCAGTGCAAAGGCACTTGGTTCGAATAGCGAGTCTTTCGCTTTGGAACCGTTCAAAAACAATCCTCTTGTTGCAATTGACTTCGACGGCGAGTTGAGTAGAATCGAAGATAACACTCGACTTAACTCTCTGGTATCGCACGAAGAGTTGGTTGTTAATGAGAAATTTAAGTCGCCATATCCTAACAGTTTCAAATGCTTCTTATTCATGGGTACGAATAAACCTGTAAAGATAACAGATGCAAAATCTGGTCTTATACGAAGACTTATAGACATATCTCCAACAGGTAATAAAGTTCCTCAAAAGATATACGACAGCGCAATCGAAGGAATTGAGTTTGAACTTCCCGGTATTGCGTGGCATTGTAAAGAAGTATATTTGAGCAATAAGCATGAGTATGACGAGTACATTCCCGTTAACATGCTTGGGGCATCGAATGACTTCTATAACTTTGTCGAGGAGAATTATGACAGATTCAAAGCAGAGGATAGCACTACGCTTAAAGCTGCTTGGGAAATGTATAAAAACTATTGCGAGGAAGCACGAGTCGCATATCCTTACAGCAAGATGAAGTTTAAAGAGGAGCTTAAGAACTACTTCAGATCATTTGAAGAGAGGACTTGGACTGATTCCGGTTGTTCGGTATACAATTTATATTCTGGATTTAAGTTCCATCTTGGCGGTGAAACTATAAAGAAAGATCTTAAAAAGCTATCGAAAACTGGAGAGTGGCTTAATCTGCAGTCAACAGAATCCGTACTGGATATTTATTGTAAGGATTATCCCGCGCAGTATGCCACAAGCGACGGAATCCCGAGTAAAAAATGGGTAAATTGCGATACCAAATTGTCCGACATCAAGACAAACAGATTGCACTATGTCAAGATTCCTGAGAACTTAATAGTCATCGACTTTGATATTCCGAATGACAAAGGTGAAAAAGATCTTGAGAGCAATCTTGAAGCGGCAAGCAAATGGCCCGCAACGTATGCAGAGTATTCCAAATCAGGTACTGGTTTGCATCTGCATTATCTTTACAAAGGTGACCCGTCGAAGCTCAGTTCTATCTATTCCGATCATATTGAGATTAAAGTGTTCACTGGCAACTCTGCCTTAAGAAGAAAACTCACGTATTGCAACGAATTACCTATAGCTGAGATATCTACAGGTCTTCCTATGAAAGGAGAAGCTGTGACAAATTTTGATGGGATTGTAAATGAAAAAGCAATCCGTACGCTGATAAAGCGAAACCTCAATAAGGAGTATCAACCGGGTACAAAGCCGTCTGTTGACTTCATCAAAAAGATTCTGGACGACGCATATGCATCGAATGTCAAGTATGATGTTTCGGACATGCGTAATGCCGTGTTAAGTTTTGCCGGTGGTAGTAGTCATCACTCAGCAGAGTGCGTGAAACTCGTCGGTGAAATGAAATTTAAGTCTCAGGAGATTCTGGATGACGAAGCAGAACTCTATCCCGAGCAGATAGATCCTCCTGATCCTACTCCGATATTCTTTGACTGCGAAGTGTTTCCAAATCTGTTCCTTATAAATTGGAAACGTCAGGGTAAAGATGAAAAAGTTGTGCGTATGATCAATCCTACACCTGTAGAGGTTGAGGACCTCATGCATCACAATCTAATCGGTTTTAACTGCCGTAGGTATGATAACCATATGCTTTACGCTCGTATGATGGGATATTCTAACGAGCAATTATATAGGTTGTCTCAGAGGATCATCAAGGGTGATAAAGACGCATTCTTTGGAGAGGCATACAACGTCAGCTATACGGATATTTATGACTACTGCTCTAAGAAGCAGTCTCTTAAGAAATGGGAAATTGAACTTGGTATAACTCATCTCGAGTTAGGTTTACCTTGGGATCAGCCCGTTCCGGAAGAACTGTGGCTCAAGGTGGCAGAGTATTGCGACAACGACGTCATAAGCACTGAAGCGGTTTGGGATGCTACACAGGGAGATTTCTTGGCAAGAGAGATTCTTGCAGATCTTGCTGGTGGCATTGTTAACGATACAACCAACACTCTCACAACGAGATTGATATTTGGTAATAACAAGAAGCCTCAATCTTCGTTCAATTATCGTAACCTCGGAGAGAAGCCTAAAGGACCGTCGTTCACTTGGAAAGAAGCGATGGAATACGCACAGGGGACTCGTGATAAGAAACCTGAGGGTCAGGTATGGTTCCCGGGCTATGTGTATAACGTTGAAACGGGTATAAGCTCGTATCGCGATGTGGATGATGTCGGTGAAGGCGGTTATGTATTCTCAAAACCCGGATCTTATGGCGAATCCGAGACAGATGACGTGCGCTCGATGCATCCGTTTAGCGCGATTGATGAGGTTCTGTTTGGAGAAGAGTACACTCGGATATTCAAAGAACTCGTTGAAGCAAGAGGTTGCATTAAGCATAAAGACTTCGAAGCGGCAGGAAAGTTGTTCGATGGCCGTTTGACGAAGTACCTTACAGACCCCGCGAAAGCGAAGAGCTTGGCTCAGGCTCTGAAGATAGCGGTTAACTCGGTATACGGACTTACCGCGGCAAAATTCCCTAATCCTTTCCGTGACGAACGCAATATTGATAACATCGTTGCTAAGCGCGGAGCTCTGTTCATGATCGACCTGCGCAATGCCGTACAGATGCTCGGATACACCGTCATTCACGTAAAGACAGACTCAATTAAGATCGCAAATCCTGATGAATTCATTCATAACTTCGTTAATAAGTTCGGAGAATGCTACGGATACGAATTTGAAGTTGAGGACGAATGGGACCGTATATGCTTAATCGATAAAGCCCAGTACATTGGTCGTACAAGAGACGGCGAGTGGAAGGCAACCGGTGAAGCATTCCAGCATCCTTATATTTTCAAAACGCTCTTCACTCATGAAGATATAGTGTTTGATGATCTTTGTGAGACCAAATCCGTATCTAAGGGTGCTTTATATTTGGACATGGAAGACGGAAGCGAGATGAAGTTCGTCGGAAGAGTCGGAAGATTCTGTCCTATGATCAACGGTGGAGTCCTGTATCGCGTAAATGAAGGCAAGAACTACGCCGCAGCCGGTACAAAAGGATACAAGTGGCTTGAGTCCGAAGTGGTTAAGTCGCTTGGCAAGGAAGATGAGATTGATATTTCATACTTCGATAAGCTCTTAAATGACGCTAAGGGATCGCTTATTGCGTTTAGCAATATTGATGATTTCTTAGACGTATCAAAACCCTACACGTATGAGATACCTGAATCGGGCGAGGTTCCTTTTATGAACCAGCCCGAGGTACCTCTCGAATTACCATTCAAATAATTTAAAAGGAGAATTCATTATGTACACAAAGAGAAACAAAATCGAGATCGAGAATGCACAGATTCTTTTCCGCAATTTTGCAGGAAGAGAGAGAACCGCTATCACCAATGGCAGATCCAGAGTTGTTAACGACGAAGGTAATCGTAACTTCACCATCGTCCTCGATCCCGTTAACAGTCACATCATATTCAACGATCAGGAAGTAACCGATCCTGACTTCGGTCAGGAACTCGCAAATCTCGGATTCAACGTCACCGTTAAGCCCGGACGTGAAGAGGGAGATCCCGTTCAGTATCGTCTTACTGTATCAGTAGGATATGGCAAGGGCGACGATAGCTCAAGAGGACCCCAGCTCTGGCTCATTTCCGGAGGTCACAAGACTCTCCTTAATCCTGAAACGGTAGGCAATCTTGATTTTGCAGACATCGAGAAGGCAAATATCGTAATCAATAACGGAAAACCTTACACCAAGCAGGACGGAACTGATGGACTCAGAGCATGGTGTAATGAAGGCCTGTTTTATATCAATCGTTCCAGATTCGCAGATGAGCTCGATCAGCTCGAGTCTGATTAATTCGTAATATCTGGATATCCTTTAATGGAGAGGGTTCCGATAATATCGGGGCTCTCTCTATATTTGTTGAAAAGGAGGAATGGTATTGCGACGTACGGTAGCTATAGTTCTTGCTGTATTGATATTTATTACAGGGAATGGTTTCATTAGAAACCCTATTATAAATGTCACAGAACAGGAAAGGGAATTGTTGGCAAGGATAGTCATGGCTGAAGCAAGTGGAGAAGATGTTGTTGGAAAAGCACTTGTTGCTAGAGTTGTGATTAATCGTCTGTATGACGGTCATTATGGAGACTCTATTGAAGCCGTGATATTTGCAGAGCATCAATTCTATACGGCAGGAATGTACCAAGAGCCGACAAAAGAATGTTACATAGCCGTAGACATGGTTCTTAATGGCTGGGATGAAGCTCAAGGTGCTTTATATTTTTGTGCCACTGGATACAACGGAGCAGTACCTCTGTTTCAACATGGTGGACACTATTTCAGTACAAAGAAAGGAGATAGGCATGGTAGATGCGAACGAGATGTTCGACTCATTCTCGAGGAAGTATCATGAGAAGAATCTTAAAAAGCTTATAAAAAAAGATCCGAAACTCAATACAAATCCTCGTATGGCAGAGTGGTTTTCTCTCGGATATTATGCCGGAGCTGTAGCTCAGGGAGAAGTCATCAATTTGATATTTGAGATGGCTGAGCCTCCTAAGCCGGTAGAGGATGAGCCTGAAGGAAAGGAGGACGAAGAGACGGAAAATGCTGATAACGTTACATGATATGAAAACCGGTGGAAAGGTAGGAGTTGATATTCGGAACATATCTTATTTTGCTGAAAACACCGGAAAAATCGAGGGAAAAGAGCACTCTGGAACGGCTTTATTCATTAATAATCAGAGACCGTTTCTTATCGAAGAGTCCTACGATCAGGTACGTGAATTAATCGAACTGGCTAGTAAAAAAAGAGGTTAAATACACGTTCAGAATGGCCCTAGAACGCTCTAAAACGGCCAGGAAGGGGCGTTTCTAGGGTAATTAAGGAGAAAGTTCATATGATGTCATCAAAAGAGATTTATGAGTATTTTATGGCTAGAGTCCCGGAAAAGCTCAACGAAAGGGTGATGGAGCATTGGGATGACATCGCTGGTAACGAGAACCTGCCAGTGGTAGTAAGAGCGCATATAAACAAAATCTATCAGCTTGCATATATGGAAGCTGTTATAGATATATCAAAAATGATTGAAGATATTTGTAAAGTAAATGGAGGGAATTAATATGTTTGGAAAAAAGAGCGGTGAAGTGAAGATGATTAAGAAAGAATACGAGTGCTGTCAGTGTCATAAAATCATGGGTGATGTTTATGTAAAAACTGAGGATTCTGACGCATTCGATAACTCATATCCCATGTGCTGGCCTTGCTTCCTTGAGCTTTGCGATAGAGCGGCTGGTAGAAAACCTAAGAAGGAGGCAAATAAATGATTGATTGGTTTGATTTTTTAATGATGTTTCTCGCTTGCTTTGCTCTTTTCTGCGCTGGTTATAGAATCGGCTGGAGTCGCGGATTTGAGGAATGCAGATCGATGGTCGAGGACAAACTCGATAGTATAAGAAAAACATTAGACGCTGCCAAAAAAGCAAGGGAAAGCGCCGATAAGGAGGTATAGCTATGCTGAGTCCGGGTCACGGTAATACTACCAGCGCCAAGAAGGCTAGAGCTAGGAAATTTGACTGGCTTAGATTTGATCGCGAACATGGTATCGCATGCTATTTGATTTATCGTTACAAAGGCGAAATAAGGGTAAAGAAAGGCGTTAAAGGCCGGTATGTGTTTTACCCTGATTCAAATCCTTATATTTGGATGACTTCTTGTCCTCAGGAATTCATGCATATAAATAGCTACGGACGTGTTCTGGTTAGATACAAATCCAACATAAGGAACGGTGTGGAGAAAGTCAGGGATTATTATGCCAAGAAATTAAATGATCCCGATCACATGTCGCCAGCAACTTTAAAGTATATAACCGAGTGCGTTAATTCTGACGATTATGTCATGAAATGAGGAATTAGAAAATGGGAAAAATAAGCATAGATGACGATCCGACTATTCCGGTCAACCGTGGGGTAGCAGGCGTATATATGCCTGAACCTAATGAGAAGACAAGAGCGCGAGTTGGACTTGTTCAGGCGGCTGAGAGATATATTGCTACAGCTAACTGCGACTTTGATGTGTTTGATATTTCTGCGAATAACGGAAATGTCTATCAATTAAGGATTACTAAGGTGAGGTGAGTGAATGGTAATAATTAAGGAAGGTGATCCATCAAAAGTTCCTAATTTAAAGTTTGAATGTACAGTATGTGGATGCATATTTTCTGTATCAAGAAAAGAATGTAGAGTCTTACGCGATCCTACTGGTCAGAAAGAAAAGTTATTTCATGACTGTCCGACTTGTGGTTGCGAGGTGAAGTGCGAAATCGATAAGAGAGGTGAGTGAATGACAGAAGAACATAAAAAATCTTTGGCCAAGCATTTGAGCGATGCCGGAGGGCTTTTTGAGACTTGTGGGTATACTCATGTTTCTGTCATGATGACAAAAGAAGAACTTGAATATATGATTGGACGTATTCGCCATAATAACGAGCCAACCCACGAAGAAGTTATGGAATATTGTAAAAGAAGGAATTTATATTTAATAACCGATGAAGCCTTCGAACGTTTAACGCATGGCGGCGAAGTAAAGGTGGTTATAGAATGAAGGGTCTAAACGAGAGGCAAAAACTTGAGCAGTTCGTTGGATGTCAGATAACCGATGTTCAATGGGAATTGTTTAAAAAGGTGTCAGATGCTGTTGATAAATGCCCACCTGATTGTGAGGTTAAGTGGAGACGCCGAACCGACCGATATGGAATAATGCACTACTATCCGGAATACGTTAAGAAAGGAGAGAATAATGCTGGACGAGAATGAATTAAAATTCGGGGATCTTCTGGTTGAAAAGGGATACCATGTTTTATATATGTTCTTAGAATATTATCCTAGAACATTGAGTATTAAGTTGTTAAAGATTCCTAGTGATATTTATATTCCATCAGTACCGGTATGGAAACCGGATTTCGAATCGTTTATGCGTTCTAATTATGTACGTGACCACAGGATTTTTCGCCCTATTTCGTATATGGATTACGCCAATCCCGATCAGATAAAGAAGCATAACGATAAAGCGAATCATTATCTTAATCTTGGTAACTGGCTTTATAATTGCAGTCTGTATCCAATTGATGAGTGGTCTGGTTCAGATGGTGCTCAGAGAGATGCTCTAAAGTTTAAGCATGCATGCGACTCGTTAGATGCTTTAAGAAGATGCACTACCATTTTTGTTGGAGGTAGAAACTGCGGCAAGACCGAATTGGCTAAGCAATTAGCTAGGCAGTTGCTCAATTCAAACTATGGATTGGCTAGTGCTGATAATTGGGCACAAAGATATTTGTATACCACTGATAAACTTTACGATACCTTAGGAATTAAGGATTATTTAAATAAGGTTTACGGTGATCCAATGCTTAAATTCAAAAATGGTTTGGATGTGTATATTGAATGGGTACCTACAGGGAGCAAATCTCTTAAAGAATTGGCTAAGGAATACTGCTGCGATTTGGATTTTGAACGAATGAAATTGTGGAACGTTGAGAATATTATTGAAGATATTAAGAGAGAAGAGGAGACAAATAAAATGGCAGATAAGAGACAGGTATATGTATTCAGATTTAAAGATTTAGAATCTAAATATTATGAAATCAGTCTTGAAAAGGATTTCAAAAATGAAATGTATCCCTATCACGCAAGAGTATATACCCGTAAAACCGCATTAAGTACCGAAGAAGGCGCTGATAATAAATTCTTTACCGTAACTTTTGGATATCGTTATTGGGAGCAGTTAGAAACCCAGCTTTTATATGATCTTTCCGGTCATGGAATCGTTGTTCAAAAAGATTGCCGAGATGAGATCACGACCGAATTACATCGTGCAAAAATTTTATTCCGCGGATACTCGAACTTTGATTCACCTTTCCAGGGTGGATATACTGCCAGCAAGTCCGAAAGAACCCTTCCTCCATTCACGGCAATGCCCAAGATCGAGAAAGTCATCTTCAATCCTCCAGCTACGATCGTTCAGTGGAAGGACGGCACTAAGACTGTTGTGAAGTGCCAGGACGGTGACAATTTTGACTGGGAGAAAGGTCTGGCTATGGCTTACGTTAAGCGCGCATACAATAATGAGCGTACATACTACGGCCTGTTCAAGAAGAATCGAGCATCATGGAATTCTTGTGTAAACGGAATAGAGTTCCATGCATTGTATGATCCTATGGTTGCAAAGGAAGTTAGAATAATTGTTCCTAAGGACCTTCCTGTAACTGGCGACATTATTAAAAAGGCTTATGATCTTATCGTAACAGAAGGTGATAAGATGTTTGAAGCAGGAGTTGAAGTCCATCAGTAATATATTCATGCGGTAATTGGTCGCTAGGGATAATGTCGGCCAACAGACTACTTGAGGGGATAGGGTGTAGGGTAGTCATATAAAAGAAGGGAGACAATAATGGCAAAACTAAACGAGTATAACGATCAGACTAAGGGCAAGATCCATCTTATGGTTACAACCCTTTGTGATCGTGATTGCAAGTATTGCTGTAATAAGCAGTACGACCTAAATGATATTCCTACTGTAACTCCGGAAGAATTAGCGGCTTGCCACACGGTATATATTACTGGTGGAGAACCGTTCTTATTTTCAAATCCGGTTGAGATCTCTATATTTTTGAAGTCCAGGTACTCTAATATTAAAACAATCCGCGTATATACAAACGCCAGTGCGGTTGCTAATTATATTAGATGGTACGATGGTGAATATATAAATAAGTTTCTTTGCATTGATGGCCTCAGCGTTTCTATAAAAAATAAAGAAGATTGGAAATCTTTCCATACCATAGTATCAGATGATGACGTCCAACAGATGGAAAGCAACTATTTATATTTGTTCAACGGCTTTAAATGTCCTACGCCTGACGACTCACTTTTAATAGCGATGCATCGCGATAAGATGAATTTTAAAGTGATCGAGCGTGAATGGCAGGAAGATTTCGTTCCTGAGCCCACAAGTGTATTCAGGAGGATTTAATATGACAACATTCTTAATAGTTCTTATAGCAATCCTTGTGATCTGCTGTGGCATTATGCTGTATTTATATTTCTCGGTTCGCAAGGAAGCTGATGATAATGAATCGCTTGCTTCTTTATGGCACCGTAGATACCTCGATATGACAGAAAATCGGGATATGTATTTGCACGAGGAAGGTAAAGCCAAATCAAAGATTTATGAGCTTGAGGATGCTATTGAGAATAAGGATTCCGAAATCAAATTGCTCAAGAAGCAAGTCGATGACAGTACTATCGGATATATCACAACAACAGTAGCGGCAAATGACGCAAATGGCAGTATCGTAATTCCGAGAGAAATATTTAAAAATGAAGATCCGGTAGAGTCATCTCTGTTTTATGCGTCAGCTTGGAATACCATCGCTAATCTTATTGCAAAAGATATTCTTGGTGATAGCACCATATTTCGTATCGAATATGATATGAGGAATGACGTTTATCGTCTCTGCTATCATTATAAGAAATTCCTATCCAGGGATTATAGATCAGATGGGTATCGTATCGAGCCTTGGTCTGAATCACCGGTCAAAGAATTGGTAGAGCGAATTCGCAAACTGGAGGCATATAATGAAGAATGATGAAATCTTAATAATTCAGTATCCATACAGGATGAGCCAGCAGAGAGTTGATGCTCTTAGAGAACAGATACTTAAGCAAAAAGAGGCCGGCGTTATATTGCTTTCGGATTTCTGCACGGTCGTAACAAAACCTAAAGATACTGATATTCAGGTGGAGCTTGAAAAAGAAGAAGAGGTATCTACTCCTTGGGATTTCATAGATAACAATAATTATTCGATTTTTGACTCTCAGGGAAAAGAGCGATTGATATTCTGTACGGAATGTGGATGCAACATCGAGCATTATGACGATCAGTATCAGTATTGTCCTTACTGCGGTAAGAGGCATTATTTTGAAAAAGAGGTGAGTGAATGAAAAAAGAAGAAGCAATCGAGCACTTAGAAGATATGAAAAAAGGGCTGTTTTTATGGGATATGGACGAACTTATTGACTTATGTATATTGGCTTTAAACGATTCGGACCGAACAGAAGTACAAGCCTACTTTGATGGGCAGGCTTACGGTTGGGAAGAAGGAAGAAAGGCATTACTTGCCGATGTAAAAACAGAGATAGACAAAGCCTACGAAGATGTAACCATGTATGGTTGTGATGAGCAGGTATGTTCCTTTGCGTCAAGGGTAGATCAGATTCTTAACAACGCAGAAAAGGAGGTTATGGATGAGTGATAACAAAATTTATGGTATGACTCTTGAAGACTTCTTTGATCTGCTTGAGCAGGAGCATTGCTGGAATGACTTGATTGTTCGATTGGCTTACAAATATGATCATGAAAAAGAGTATACCATAACCAACGAGATCCTTACCCATGACTATCCAACCGACACGTATATATGGGAGAACGATTGGGACGAAGGCCAGCAGGACGTATTCGTGCTCGGATTTGTTAAGGTTGAAGACATTGATATTCCGGGATTCAAGTCTGGCGTTATGGTTTATAAGGAGGGAATGTGATGCCAGAAATAAATCTTATAAAAAAGCAAGACATGGATACTCTGGTATACAGAAAGATGCCTTGGGATGTAACTGTCGGAAAGAAGCCATATCAGGTGATACGGGTTGAAGGGCATGCCCACTCAATAGGAGGCAAACTTGATTGGGGAGAAGGAAACTGTTTTTGGGCTTATCCATATGATGAGGAAATGAGCTTCGATAACCTTGTGGAATTTAACGGAGAGCCAGGAGCAAGATGGGGAATCGAGTACTATCCGACAAATTACTTCAAGTGCAAATACGATGAAACTGAGATCCGAAAAGGCAGACACCTTGTGATCACTCGAAACGAAGAGCCTTTCTATGATGGGTTTATGACATTTCATGAAGCCCTCTCCTATGTTCTTGATAACAGACTGGATGAACATCCTATGGATCTTAATAATCGTGATTTCGACAAAGAGGTAATCGGTAGAAAAGTTTGGTGGAGATCGGAGCCCGGAGTAATCACGCATTACTGCAAAGGTCAGGCAGCGGTAATCATCGAGCCGGATGGCATTGAGAGATTTACAAAGCCAAGAGAATATGCGAATGGCGATTTTCCTATTGACGACGTAGACGTTAAGGCAGATATTTTTGACAAGCACATTTGGTGGTTTAGGGAGTAATAAGCAAAGGAGACGAAGATGGCAAAAACAATAATTAAAAATACTATGGAAGATCCAATCGAGATGACTTGTGAGGATTGCCAGTCAGTGTTTACCTACAATTATCAGGATATCTGTAGAGATAAAACTTGTGGTATTTTTGGAAATGAAATCATACATCGCTATGTTGTATGCCCGGTATGTAAGCACGATAATAATCTTACCGTTCTTAAGTTTGATTTTGTTAAGGAGGGTGAGAAATGAGCTACGAAACAGATGATAAGATGGTGAGTCATCCCGATCATTATAAGTCCGGGAAGTATGAAGTTATTGATATTATCGATGAGTTCACCAAGGATCTGACAGGTACTGAAGCTGTGTGCACAGCCAATGCTATTAAGTATATTCTGAGATGGAAGAAAAAGAATGGCATTCAGGATGTAAAGAAAGCAATCTGGTATCTCACGCATCTGGTTGAGTATTTGGAGTCTCAGGCAATTCATGAAGAAACAGAACCACAAGTAGAAAAACCAACAAAGAAAAAGAATCACTGTGGTACCTGCGCGCATCAATGGAGTGTTACCGAATGTCCAAGAGCATATCCGCATAGCACAATTAGTTGCGAGAATACCGCTGAGTGCTGCGATAAATGGACACCGGCGGTTACATCTTCTTCATACGCATGCAAAACTTGTAGATATGTGCATAATCATCTTGAGCCTTGCAAAAGTTGTATTGCGCATAGCAATTGGAAACCTAAGGAAAGCAAGGAGAAAACCGGAGAGGAGGAATAATGCTGGCGCTAATATTATCTATAATAGCTCTAATTATTAGTCTTGTTAATCTTATACGAACCTGTAATAGCTATATCAAAAAGGATGGCAAACAATGACAATAAAAACAGTAAATATTCAATTCGCAATGACTGCTGAAGAAGAACCTATAGCTGTCGTTCGTGATGTTAATACTTACGAATTACTTTCGGTGTGGAGCGCGAAAGACGCAGCAGATTTATATCGCAACCTAATACGCAGAGATATGAGGATTGACTATAATGAACTACGAGCTGTACGACCATCAGAAGAAAGCTCTACCTAACATTCACAATGGTTGTATACTTGCTGGTGGGGTTGGTTCTGGTAAATCCAGGACCAGCCTCGCCTATTACGATCAGAAGATAGGTAGAGATATCCCGCTATACATTATCACGACTGCTAAGAAACGTGATAAGATGGAATGGGATGAAGAGTTATTGATATTAGGTAACAGAATGCCGGTCCACGTCATTGACAGCTGGAATAACATAGGCAAGTACCAAAATGTTACTGACTCTTTTTTTATTTTCGATGAGGATCGTATAACCGGCAAAGGTGCTTGGGTACAATCATTTCTTAAAATAGCGAAGCATAATCGTTGGGTTGTGCTATCAGCTACGCCAGGTGATAAGTGGGAAGATTACATTCCTATCTTTATCGCCAATGGCTTCTATCGTAATCGTACAGAGTTTCAGCATAAACACATCATATGGAATCGTTATACGGACTTCCCAAAGATTGACGGCTATATTAATACTGGATATTTAAACGGACTTAGACGCAAGATACTGATTCCTATGGACTTTGAAAGGAAGACAGTAAGGCATCATGAAGATATTTATTGTCCGTATTCAGTTACTGATTATAAGCATGTTATTAAGGATCGTTGGGATATTTTTAAAGACGAACCACTCCAAAATGCTTCAGCGTTCTGCTATTGCTTGCGGAGAGTTGTTAACTCAGATCCTAGACGTCTTGATACCGTATATGAAATCGCGAAAAAACGTGGCAAAGTTATTATATTTTACAACTACGATTACGAGCTTGACGCTCTTAAAAACCTATTTGGAAGTGGAGAAGAGCCTGATCGATTTGAGGTTAGAGAGTGGAATGGACATAAGCATCAAGAAATACCTGCTGAAAGTGATAAGTGGGTATACCTTGTGCAGTACAATTCTGGCTCCGAAGGTTGGAACTGTATTCTCACAGATACCATTATATTCTACTCTCAGAGTTACTCTTATAAACAGACGGAACAAGCGACTGGACGAATTGACCGAATCAATACGAAATTTGTAGATTTATATTTTTATCATCTTAAGTCACATTCAGGAATTGATTTGGCAATAGCAAGGGCATTAAAGGATAAAAAGAACTTTAATGAGGCCGCTTGGGTCGGGAAGAGTATTTAATTTATATTTGAAATGGGGTGAAATAGCGTGGACGACGTATCTATTAAGAAAGAAAAACCTCTCGGTGAGTACACTTTAAATGAGGTAAAAGAGCACTGTAATAACAATTTATGCGATAAATGCGACGATAAATTCAGGGCTTTTTGTTTAAAAATACTCGAATCTGACAGTGGATATGTTCCTGCATACTGGGATTTGGGGTGAAAAAATATGTGGTGAATTTCGCACAAAAATGTCAAACATATGTCACAAGGTATGTCAATGTGCGAAATATATCACGTTATTTTTACTGTTGTTTTTCTGTTGTTTTTCTGTTGTTTCGCTACTTTTCTAGCGAAAATGTGAACAAATTGTGAACAAAAATGCTAAAAAATGCAAAAAATGCCAAAAAAAGTAGCAAAACAGCGAAAAACAGCGGTGCCTTCAAACCCAGTATCCATGCGGGTTTGAGGGGTGTTTACCGCTACTTTTATTTTTTTTTGCCAATTAGTTGCGAGAAAAAAATTAATAAAATAAAAAAGAGTCAAAACAAAACAACAAAACAGCGAAAATGATATTTTTGGCGATTTTTACAAATTCGTAAAAAAAACATGCCCTTTTATGGAGAGAAAGAAAAGTTGACCTTCTCTCCTCTTTTATTTTTGGAGGTTTTATGGCTAAAAGGGAGAGTCAGTTTCAAGCAAAACTTATCAAAAAGATAAAGAGTAAGTTTCCGGATGCAATCGTAATGAAGAACGATGCAAATTATATTCAAGGGATTCCTGACCTTTTAATTTTAAATGGTGATAAATGGGCTGCTCTTGAATGTAAACGTGAATCTGGTTCAAGCCGAAGACCCAACCAGGAATATTATGTGAATAAGATGAACAAAATGTCTTATGCCGCATTTATATTTCCTGAGAATGAGAAGGAGGTATTAAATGAACTGGAACAATCACTACGACCTTGAAGGTCAGCATGCGTTCTTAGGTGCATCCAAGTTTCATTGGATTAACTATGACGATGAGAAACTTGTTCAGAGTTACAACAATTTCATGGCCGCGCAAAGAGGAACAGAGTTACATGAGTTCGCGGCGCAGTGTATAAAGTTAAGGCAAAAATTAAAAGGGACTTCTAACCTTGCTAATTACGTCAATGATGCAATTGGTTTTGGAATGACTCCCGAAGTTGTTCTCAAATACAGTGAATACTGTTTTGGTACAGCTGATGCGATAACCTTTTCTGAGAAAAAAAGTTTTTTAAGAATACACGATCTGAAGACCGGAGCAATTCCGGCTCACATGGAGCAGCTTGAAGTATATGCCGCTCTTTTTTGTTTAGAGTATCATGTCAAACCGGCTGATATTGGTATCGAATTACGCATCTATCAGAATGATGACATAATGATATTTAATCCGTCGGTTGAAAACATTGTACCCATCATGGATAAAGCAATTTCAGCAACCAAGATTTTAAGAGCATTAAACGAAAAGGAGATCTAAAATGTTGGATTCTTATGATGAGTACCAGGCTATCGAAGAGCTTGAGGAGACAATGCATCTTGAACACTATGGAACTCCCAGACATTCTGGAAGATATCCTTGGGGTTCTGGTGATAATCCTTATCAGCACGAAGACTGGTATCGGGGGTCTGATGAGTGGCTCAAACGAGTTGAAGCTTATCAGAAGCAAGGCCTTAGTACTTATCAGATTGCTCAGGCGATGGGTTGTTCGACTACTCAATTGATATCTTGGAAATCAGCCGCAGTACATCAGAGACAGTCTGCTAATATCTCCAAGGCTAAGGAGATGAGAGATCAGGGTATCACTAACGTTTCAGAGATTGCGAGAACTATCGGAGTTAGTGAAGGTACTGTTCGAAACTGGTTCAAGAATAACACCGTTGAAGTTAATGCAAGCAAAGGTATTAACACAGCAGAGTTTCTTGAGAAACAGATCGATGAAAAAGGCATCATTGATATTGGTAAAGGTGTCGAGCGAGCAATTGGAGTTTCTGATGCTACAATGGCTCAGGCTATAGAAATCATGAAACTTCATGGATATTCTGTAGCAACAATAGGTATTCCTCAGGTTACTAATCAGGGTAAGCAGATTAACAGAACCCTTGCGGGTAAGTTTCCTGAAGGATATACTGACAAACAGGTTATGCATGAAATGTATAAAGCCAAAGATGTTGGCGACATACATTCTGTCATAGAGTATTCGACCGAAGATGGCGGAACTACTTGGAAGAAACCAAGAAGACCTGTTTCAATCGATTCAAAGCGTATTGATATTTGTTATGCGGAAGAAGGCGGAGTAAACAAAGACGGCGTAATCGAGTTAAGACGTAATTGTCCTGATCTCACGCTTGACGGTAATCATTATGCCCAGGTTCGAATACTTGTAGACAATGGATATTATTTAAAGGGTATGGCCGTCTATTCTGACGATCTTCCTGATGGTATTGATATTCGTTTTAATACTAACAAGAAGTCTGATGTAAAGATGATGGATGGCAAGAACGGTGTTCTTAAGCCGATTAAATCTGATCCCGACAATCCTTTTGGTGCAGTAATCCAGGCAAGTGGACAACCGGATTGGGTCGACGAAAAAGGAGTATCACATCAGTCTCCAATCAACATGGTTCATCCCGAAGGAGATTGGAATGAATACAATAAAGATATTCCGGCACAGTTCTTATCCAAACAGCCTTTTGATCTTGTCCAGAAGCAGCTTAATTACACGTACGACAACAAAGTTGCCGAGTACAATGATATTTTAAGCATTAACAACTCAACTATCAAAGAGCATTATCTCGAGAAGTTCGCGATGCAGTGCGACTCTGACGCTGTAAATCTCAAAGCTTCTTCGTTTCCGAGGACAAGGTACCAGGTAATTCTTCCACTTACTACTATCAAAGATGATGAGGTATATGCTCCGAATTACAATGATGGTGAGAAAGTAGCCCTTGTTCGATTCCCGCATGGTGGTACGTTCGAGATTCCTATCTTGACTGTAAATAACCACAATAAAGAAGGAGACCGTGTCATCACAAAGCACGCAACAGATGCTATTGGTATTACTAAGTTGAATGCCGACAGACTTTCTGGTGCGGACTTTGATGGTGACGATGTACTGGTTATTCCTTGCGGTAAAGGTAGCAAGATTGATATTTCCAGCCAGAAAGCGTTGGAAGGACTTATTGGTTTTGATGCTAAAGAAACATATGGAACCAAAGCTGTAGAGAAGGATGGAAAGACTATTTATATTAATAAGAATGGTCTTCCTATTAAACCGATGACATCTGACGGAACACAGAAGCAGATGGGTATCGTTACGAACCTTATCACAGACATGCAGGTTGCTGGAGCATCTACAGATAAGATTGCCAGAGCAGTTAGGCATTCCCAGACGGTAATAGATGCGGAAAAGCACCACCTGGATTGGAAACAGTCCGAGATTGATAATGACATTGCCTCTCTGAAGAAAGAATTTCAGACTCACTATGATGCAGAAGGCAATATTAAAGTCGGTGGTGCAGGCACGCTTCTTTCAAGAGCTACTGGAGAGGCATACATAGGTAAGACCAAAGGTCAGCCATACATTAACCAGAAAGGTAAGCCTTGGTATGATGAGTCTCTTCCCGAGGGTGCGCTGATTCCAAAATTCACTGGCGAAACAAAGCCTAAGAAGATAGGTCAGTATGTAGGTGAAGACGGCAAGAAGCACAATGCATACAACTATGACATACGGGTTCCCGTGCTCCAGAAGACTACTCAGATGGCAGCGACAAGAGATCCTTATAGCTTGTCAACCGGTACCAAGATCGAGGAAGAGTATGCTAAGTACTCCAAGAGGATGAAAGACCTGGCTAATGATGCTCGTAAGAAGCTAGTTTACCTTGATCATGAGAAGGTGAACCCCTCCGCCGCCAAGCTCTATGCAGAGGAGGTGGCATCTCTCAAAGCCAAGCTCAACGAGGCTATCAAACAGGCACCAAAAGAGTCTTATGCACAAGTCCTTGCTAATGCTGAGATCAATAGACAGCATGCCATAGACCCCTCCATTAAGCCATGGGGTAAGGAGGATAAGAAGAACAGGCAAAGGGCTATTGAGGCAGCCAGAGCTGCTGTTGGTTCTAATAAAGAAACGAGAAACTTCACCATTACAGACCGTGAATGGGAAGCAATCCAAGCAAGAGCCATCTCTCATTCAACACTTAAAGACATACTTAATTACACCAATCCTGATGCACTAAGAGAAAGAGCAACACCTTCTTCTGATAGAAGAGGTCTTAGCAATGCTCAGATTGCGCGTATTAAGGCTATGTATGGAAACAACATTTACACAATCTCACAGATTGCAGAACAAATGGGTGTTTCTACAAGTACTGTTACAAGAGTATTAAAGGAGAACTGAGTATGACAAATAATACAATATTCTCCTTATTGTTTGGTGATTGTAATACAACTTTGAAAGGAGGAAAAAGAATTTATGGAAAATAATGTGATTACAAAATCCATGCTTTCTACTAAAGATAATCCTTTTAATCCTTTTGAAGACTTTAAGAACTGGTTTGATTATGATTCAGATTGCAAATACAATTCTTGTGGTATTCTGGATCTCATTACTGGTGACATGAGTAGATTATCACCAACAGAACAAGCAATTCATACAGAAATGGCTATAGATTCATTCATTAAATCTGACCCTCTAAACATCTATATAAAGGTTCAGAAAGATGAAGTAGAAGACTAGCCCCTAACACTCAAGACCCTGCACGGATGCATGTACACTTCACCCAACACAAGTAAAGTTATATGCCATTGTGGTACTCCATGATAGTAGATCCCTCCAATTAATCATATTATACTTCTGCTTAAATCATACTAGCATCCGTGCAGTGTTCTTTACATTCTCATTCAATCTTACAGAAAACTAATTTACAAATTTATTCAACTATTTCTCAGGATAACTCAGGAAAGTTCAATAATGTCTGCAAATTAGTTTTCTGTTGAAAACAAAAAATGCTTTCTCTTTTCGTTCTTTGCAGATTAATGAACCCCGTATATGAGACTCTACACAAAACAAAAACCCAGTCTATAAGGCATAGGGGGGGGTCCTGAAAATTATACCCCCACCCACTCATCGCGGCACCCTTTATATTTTCTCCGGGGGCAATTTTGGTAAAAACAATTCACTTTTCCAAGGAGGTAGTATGGGAGGATATTTAATGCATCATGGCGTCCTTGGCCAGAAGTGGGGCGTAAGGCGTTATCAGAACCCTGACGGAACACATACTGATCTTGGTAGGGCAAGAGACAGAGCGAGAGATAGGAAACGATATTCTTCAGATGACAGGGTGTTTGTTTCCGGAAAAGTCAGTTATGATCAACCAATCAGTAGAGCCATAAGAGATGAGATCAATAAGATCATCAAAGCTGGTTCTCAGATATTAATAGGAGATGCACCCGGCGCGGATACAAGAGTCCAGGAGTATCTCAACGCTAAGAACTACCGCAACGTAATTATATTTACAACCGATCCCGAGGTTCGAAACAATGTCGGTAATTGGAGGGTCAGAACTATTAGCGGAAATGGTGAGACAGAAGAACGTTTAATCAGAAGGCAGAAGGATATTGCTATGACTGAACAGTCAACAAGGGGTTTAGCAATAATGCCCGCTGATGATAGACCGGATTCTGCTATGTCCCTTAATGTCGCAAGACTTAAGGATAGCGGACTTGGAGTCCGGATATATGACTATAAGCAGAAAAGGTGGGTTTAAAACTACAAGGGAAGGAGGTCAAAACTCGTGGGAAGGAAGAAGCTTGTAGAAGAAAAGAAGGAGGAACTCAAGCCCATCCGCCGAGCAGAAGACCAAGAATCATGGGAGAATCAGTTAGTAGCCCTCTCAATGAATCTTGTAGAGAAGCGATTACGCGAGGGAACCGCAAGTGCTCAGGAGGTATGTCACTTTCTTAAGTTAGGAACTCAGGAAAGACGACTAGAGCGGGAAAAGCTTGAGAATGAGAACAAACTTCTCAAGGCGAAAACAGAAGCGCTCGAAGCATCTAAGGATTCTTCAGCTATGTACCTTGAGGCAATACAGGCGTTCCGGATATATTCGGGACAAGGAAATAATGGAGAAACTGGAGTATGAGTTATGAAATAATTTACTCTGACGAGCTCGCCCATCATGGTGTTCTTGGAATGAAATGGGGAGTCCGCAGATACCAGAATGAGGACGGATCTTTAACTACAGCCGGTAGAGAGCATTACGGTTATAAGGCAGAACGAAAAACAGCAAAGTATGATCGCCGAATAAAAAAAGCGGAAAGACAGCGCGACGAAATCCTTGATCAGAGAAAACTCAACCGTAGTAAGTATGAACATCGCATGGATGAGAAAATCGAGAAAGTTCAAACCAAGGCGGATAGAGCGGCAGAGAGAGGAAATGAGAAAAAAGCTGAGCGTCTTTCAAGCAAGGTCGAAAAGTATGAGACAAGAAAAGCTGATAATCTTAAAGATTATGATAAATGGACAAAAGCTGTTAAAAAGGGCGAGCAGCACTATATTGACACTATAAAAAACTACAGAGATATGAAAATATCTCAGATCATGAAAGAAGATAATTATACCAAGAACCAGTTACGAGACATTAAGACGGCATATCTTAACCAGAGAATAGGCGAACTTGCATATACTGGCGGTTCAGCAATGGTTCAATTAGGATACGCCAACGATTACTATTTCGACCAGTACAAATGGCGCACAAGACCTACGTCACGTAAATAAAGGAGTTGCTATGAGTTATGAAATAATTTACTCTGACGAGCTGGCTCATCATGGCGTTCTTGGAATGAAGTGGGGTGTATGGAATGAGGAGACTCGTGCTCGCCGTATGCAAAGACGTCGCGATTATAAGAAATCCAAGAAGCAAAATTTCGACGACTATAACAAAAAAGTCGAAAAACTTGACACTCAGCACGATGCCGATCTCGTCAAAGCTAAATCAAAGATGAGCGAGAAAGACTACAAAGATTATGTCAATAAGCGCTGGAAAGAGTACGTATCTGAAGCTAAGAAACTCGATGCAGAATACGACGAGAAAGATCGCGCAGTCGAAAGACAGTATGGCGTCGACAAAAAGAAGAAAGCAGTAAAGATCGCTGCTGGAGTTGGCGCCGCTGCTTCAATTGCTGCTACCATTAAAAACATGATTGCTCAGGAAGCACTCACGCTTGCTGTAACTGACGGGGCATACCATGCTAATTTCAAAGGTGTAGCTGGCTCTGCCGCGCTTAAAGCTGGAGAAGTAGCTCTTGCCACAGCTCTTGCCGCAGCCGGAACCATTTATGTCAAAGATTTGATTGAAGACATAAAAGAAGATAAGAAGTAAAGGAGAAAGGCTATGGAAATGTATCGGGTAATTCGTTCTCCCGACTATCTTGAACATCATGGCGTTCTTGGAATGAAATGGGGTGTCTGGAACGAGGAGACCAGAGCCAGACGTCTTGGATCTAAGGAACCAAGAAAGAAGAAGTATGATTACAGTGATATGAGCGACGAGGAGCTCCAGAAGAAACTCAACCGTAAGAGGAATGAGGATCAACTTCGTCAGCTGGAGAAGAAGGAAGCGCCCAAGAGCGCAATTCAGATCACCGAAGATGGTGCCAAGCGTCTTAGGAATATAATCGGAGCAATTACTGGAGTTACAGTAAGCGCTGCTGTCCTCGCCAAGAAGTATCCCGATTTAGTAAAAGCCATAGGAGACGCAAAAGACGTTTCTATTAGCGCCATTTACAATTCGGATGTACTCTATAATCTTAGAAACAGATGGGTGCTTTAATCTAATCGAGAAAGGAAATTCAAAATGAGTTTGTTAGATCGAATCCAGCACGGATGGAATGCCTTTCTTGGAAGAGATGGCCCGTATCAGGATGCCAGAAATTACGGAGAGGCGTATTACACACGTCCTGACAGAGTAAGGATGACTCACGGAAACGAGAGATCAACCATCAATGCAGTCTTCAGCAGGATAGCCGTCGATGTGTCGCAGATCGATATTCTGCACATTCGTCTTGATGAAGACGATAACTTTGTAGAAGAGATCAAGGACGGTTTATATAACTGTCTTACCTTATCTGCAAATAAAGACCAGACAGCACGAGCGTTTAAGATCGATGCGGCAATTACTCTGCTGAACGAAGGTAATATAGCAATCGTTCCTATTGACACAACTTCGGATATTCGTACAGGTGCATTTGACATAGAATCAATGCGTGTAGGAAAGATTGTACAGTGGTATCCGGACTATGTAAGGGTAAAAGTATACAACGACAGAACAGGTCACGAGCAGGAGATAACACTCCCTAAATCGTCAGTATCAATAGTAGAGAACCCGTTCTTCGCAATCATGAATGAGCCTAACTCAACAGCATCAAGACTCATAAGAAAGTTGAACATGCTGGACACCATCGATGAAAAGAATTCATCGGGCAAACTCGACATGATCATTCAGCTTCCTTACATAATTAGAACACCTGCAAGAAGACAGCAGGCTGAACAGAGAAGGAACGACATAGAAGTACAGTTATCCAGTTCGAAGTATGGCATTGCCTACACTGACGGAACGGAAAAGATCACTCAGCTCAATCGATCAATAGACAATAACATGATGGAGCAGGTTGAGTACTTTACCAACATGCTTTACAGCCAGTTAGGCATAACCCAGTCCGTATTGGACGGAACAGCAGACGAAAAAGTCATGCTGAATTATTATACTCGAACGATTGAGCCGATTGTATCGGCAATTGTTGACGAAATGAAAAGGAAGTTTCTCACTAAGACTGCCAGAACTCAGGGACAGTCTATTGGTTTCTTTAAAGATCCTTTCAAGCTGGTTCCTGTAACTGAACTCGCAGAATTGTCAGATAAGCTTACTAGGAACTGTATCATGACATCTAATGAGATCAGACAGAAGTTCTTAGGATTAAGACCCGTTAAGGATGATCCTCAGGCAGACCAGCTCATTAACAACAACCTTTCACAGCCTAAGGAAGGCCTGGAGGTTGCCGAGACAGAAGAGATTGATAAGAAACTCAGTAAGAAACAATCTAATTCGGAGGAAAATCAAAATGGGTAAAACCGCAGACTTTAGCGGATGGGCTACCCGATACAACATCAAGTGTGCTGACGGACGAACAATCAAACCCGGCTCATTTGATGATTGCGATGGTAAAACCGTCCCCCTTATGTGGGATCACAGGCACGATTCGCAATTCAATGTCCTCGGAAATGCTCTGCTTCATTCCAGAGACGAAGGAATGTATGCTGAATGCACGTTCAACGAAACCCCTCAGGGTAAGAACGCAAGAGAACTTGTTAAAAACGGTGACATCACTCACCTTTCAATCTACGCGAATCACCTTAAACAGACCGGAGGAGATGTTATTCACGGATTAATTCGTGAGGTATCTCTGGTTATGGCTGGTGCAAATCCCGGAGCATATATCGACAATGTTGTAATCGCGCACAGCGAAGACGGCATTATCGAGGCCGAAGAGGCAATTATATTTATGGACGCAGAGATTGTCCATAACGATGACGACCCCGAATCTCTCGAGCATTCGGATATTCCTGCTGAGGATAAACCGGCAGAAGAGCCCGCAAATCCCGAGACAAAAGATTCCGAGGGCGAACTTGAGCACTCAGACAAGGAGAATAAAGATATGGGCGCAGAAAATAGTGAAGAGACTGTAGAAGACGTCCTCAACACTCTTAATGAGAAGCAGAAGGCCGCAGTAGCATATGTATGCGGCAAGATCGCTGAGGATGCAAATAACGACAAAGGAGAAGACGACATGGCACACAACGACATCGCACATCACAACGCTTTCGATCAGGATGCAGCGCCTATCAGACATCATCTTAGCAAAGATGATCAGGCAGCTATTATCGCTGATATGAAGAAGTACGGAACCCTCAAGGAGTCATTCCTGGCTCATAAGGAAGACCTCGGTATCGAGGATGTTATCATGCACACCGACGATCACGGAATCGAGTATTCAACCGGAGATCAGACTTACATGGTAAACGATCCCAGCTTCCTCTTCCCTGAGGCAAGAGCACTCAACAATCCTCCCGCATGGATCAAGAGAGATACCGGATGGGTATCCAGCGTAATCAACGGAACCAAGCATACACCTTTCAGCCGTATCAAGTCAGTATTTGCTGACATCACCGAGGATGATGCAAGGGCAAAGGGTTACATCAAAGGTAACGTTAAGAAGGAAGAGGTATTCACTCTGCTCAAGAGAACTACCACTCCTCAGACCGTGTACAAGAAGCAGAAGATGGATCGTGATGACATCATCGACATCACCGATTTCGATGTAGTTGCATGGATTCGTGGCGAGATGAGAATCATGCTTGACGAGGAAATCGCAAGAGCAATCCTCATCGGCGATGGAAGAGCAGCTATGTCCGATGATAAGATCAGCGAAGATCACATCAGACCCATTTACACCGACGCAGACCTCTTCACCATTAAGCAGTTCGTTGAGTATGCTCAGACTGCTACCGACGATGATAAGGCTAAGGCTTACATTCGTGCAGCTGTTAAGGCTCGTAAGAATTATAAGGGTTCAGGAAATCCTGTATTCTACACCACCGAGGATGTTCTTACCGACATGCTCCTTCTCGAGGATAATATGGGCCACAGACTCTATAAGTCCGAGGCTGAGCTTGCTACCGCTATGCGTGTAAGCAAGATCGTTACCGTTCAGGTAATGGAAGGTGTTCAGAGAACTGTTGACAATGTAACCAGAGACCTCGTTGGTATCATCGTCAACCTTGGCGACTACACCGTTGGCGCAGATAAGGGCGGAGCTATCTCAATGTTCGATGATTTCGACATCGACAGAAACCAGGAGAAGTACCTGATCGAGACCAGATGCTCTGGAGCACTTACCGTTCCTTATTCCGCAATCGTTATCGAGTCCGCTCAGGCATCATAAATTCAAAATGAATAGGAGAAAAAGAGGATGCTCACTATAATTATAGATCCATCGGAAGCTTCCGATATTTGGGATAACGAGCGCCAGCAGTTTGTCCATAAGAATGAATGCAAAGGCTGCACTTTAATCCTTGAGCATTCTCTAATCTCTATTTCTAAGTGGGAAGCAAAGTGGCACGTTCCGTTTCTTAGTTCCAATAAGACTGAGGAGCAAACACTTGATTATATCAGGTGCATGACTGTCAATCAGTGTGTTCCCGCGAACATTTACGAGCACTTATCTCTTAAGAATGTTCAGGATATTTCTGAATACATCAACGATCCAATGACTGCAACAACAGTTAACGGATTGAATAGTAATAAGCATTCTCGAGAAATAGTCACTAGCGAACTGATTTATTACTGGATGATAGCCTTACAGATACCATTTGAATGCGAGAAATGGCATTTAAATAGGCTTTTACAGCTTATCGCGGTATGTAATGTTAAGAATACTCCAGGTAAGAAGATGTCTAGGAACGACATCATAGCTCGCAATAAAGCCCTGAACGAAGCTCGAAAGAAGAAGTATAACACAAAGGGTTAAACTATTAGACTACGTACATGACATAATCGGACGTTGTCTATAGAGTAACAAATCAGCAGACATGTGATATCCTAGTAAGATCCATGCCTCTGGTATAACAAAAATATTTTTAGAAAGGAATTAATACCATGGCAGACGTTAATTTTCAGTTAGCATGGGATCAGATCGGCGAGAAGAAATACGAAGCCGGCATTGATCGTGGCGTTCTCTATGTTGCATCATCTGGAACCTATCCCAAGGGAGAATCTTGGAGTGGTCTTACCGGAGTAACCGAAACTCCCGAAGGAGCAGAGGCAAACGATAAGTATGCAGACAACATTAAGTACGGATCAATTCGTTCCGCAGAGACTCTTAAAGGAACCATCAAGGCGTATACATATCCTGACGCTTGGGGACAGTGTAACGGCGAAGCAGAGCCCGCTACCGGCATATCCGTAACCCAGCAGGCAAGAAAGTCTTTCGGACTTTGCTACAGAACCCTTATCGGTAATGACACCGATGGAATCGATCACGGATACAAGCTTCACCTTGTATATGGTGCTACAGCATCTCCTTCTGAGAGAGATCACCAGACAATCAATGACTCTCCTGATATGGAAGAGATGAGCTGGGAGTTTGACACCGTCCCTGTTGTTATCAACACCAAGGTTGACGGCAAGACCCTTAAGCCCTCTTCCCACATCATCATCGATTCAACCAAGGTTGATCCCGAAGATCTTGCTACTCTTGAAGCAGCACTTTACGGAACCGCAGCAGAAGGACAGACCCCTGCAGTTGATGCATACCTTCCTCTTCCCGACGCTGTATTTGCTATGTTCCAGTAATTTCAAAATGATTTTTAGGCGGGGCTCTTTCGCGGGTCCCGCCATTTGCTTTTAGAAAGGAGCACATTATGTACATCAAGACCATTGAATACAAAGACTATGACGGCAATATGAGAAAAGAAGATTTCTACTTCAATTATAACATTGCCGAGCTCACCGAGATGGATCTCACCACCGAGGGCGGATTCAAACAGCGTGTGGCTAAGATTGCTAACGCTCAGGATATTCCCGAGATGGCAAAATTATGGAAGGGAATGATACTCGGAGCGTATGGTGAGAAGTCTCCTAACGGAAGAGATTTCATTAAGAGAGATCCCGTTACCGGAGTCGACCTTTATAAATACTTTGAACAGTCTGCAGCTTACCCTGTCCTGTTTATGGAGCTTGCTACCAATGACAAGGCCGCTGCTGAATTTATTAACAAAGTTGTTCCTGATGACATTGCCGAGAAGATCGAAGAGGCAAAGAAATCCGGAACAATTAACGAGGAATCAAGTGGAATTTATAAGCTTCCTCAGGCTTAAGGATATTTCGGGCCTTGGCTATTAAGTCAGGGCCCTTTTTCTTTATGCTTAACGAATGCGGAAGCTAGGCAGAAAGTGACAAACGTGCAATCTTACCGTCTCCTTTCTGTTGCATAGTCACTATAACTTGGTTTCTGCATTCATTAAGCATAAGGAGAGAAGTTATGAGATGGCACGGTAAGATAGGTTTTGAGACAATGGTTGAGATTTCTCCCGGGCCTGGAAAGGCTACGGAATGGCGACCTGACATAGTTGAAAAGCATTACTATGGCGATGTTATGAGGATTGTCAAGAGATATGACCGTGATGAAAAGGTAAATAACGACATCTCTATAAACAACCAGTTCTCAATAATCTCAGATCCATTTGCTAATAATAACTTTATGAATATGAGATGGATTGAGTGGTGTGGTAAGAAATGGAAAGTAAACGAGGTAACAGTCGAGTATCCTCGCCTTACTGTAAACATAGGAGGTGAATGGCACGATGGGAACAACGCTTGACCTCCAGAACAAACTTAAGCGGTTACTCGGATCAAACAATGTTTATTTCGGTGATTTGACAAACGTGAGAATGCAGTACCCTTGCTTTACCGTAAGTAGAGGTAGCGCTAATCACCAGTTTGCAGATAATAAGACATACAGATTCACAAAACGCTATTTGTTAACGTATATAAGTTATGAGACCGACCCTGACATGATAGAAACGGTTGTCAATAATTTTCAGATGTGTACTTACGACCGTCCTTATGTCAGTGATAACCTGCATCACGATACTTTTAATCTTTATTGGTAGAGATATGAGCGATGCTATTACTTTTAAAATTAAAGACCCTAAGTTCAAGAAGACTAATCGCTTTCTTGAGCGAATGCTTAATCTTGTAAAGATGGGGCATTTAGATGCTTACGGTCGAAAAGGAGTTCGGGCTTTGGCTGACGCAACCCCTAAAGGTGAAACAGGACTTACTGCAGATTCTTGGTCTTACTCCATCGAGAGACAGATAGGCAGTACTAAACTGATATTTCACAATTCTAACGTTCCAGAAGGAGCAAACGTTAGCGTCGCTATTCTTTTGCAGTATGGTCACGCTAACCGTGCGGGGATATTTGTAGAAGGCGTTGATTACATCAACCCTGCTATGAAGCCCGTATTTGAAGATATAGTTAATTGGATTAAAGAGGAGGTGACTGCATCTTGAGCAGAACAGTTGAGACTAATGTTGTCGAGATGCAGTTCGACAATAAAAACTTTGAGAAGAATGTCAATGATACAATAAAGAGCGTTGATAAACTTAAAGACTCTCTTACCATTGGTTCAGAAACAACCAGAACTCTTAATTCGGCTCTTGATTCGATTGACTTATCCAAGATTTCATCAAGTGTAGAAGTACTCGCGGATAGATTCTCGACATTTGGCGTAGTTGGAATGTCAGTAATCCAGAGATTAACTAACGCGGCAATTGACTTTGGCCTTACTATTGAGCGTAAGGTTCTTGGAGTTGTATCGGCTGGTTGGAATCAGATTATTACCGGTGGTACGAGCAGAGCCGCAAACATCGAACAGGCAACATTCCAGCTTAAAGGTATATTCGGCGAGGAAGCAGAAGGCGTAGCCAAGCTTAAGATGGCTATGACTGGTACCACAGAAGAGATCGAGGCTATTACTGGCGCTACCAAAGATATGATTGTGGCTGAAAATGCTGCAAACTATGCCGTTGCAGACACGGCTTATGGCCTTGACTCAGCAGCTAAGGCGGCTTCGGTTCTTGCTACTTCTGGAGTTGATGTTACTAATTTCATGGAAGAGCTTGCCGATGAATCTGGTAGAGCTCGAACAGAAATGCAGGTTGCATTAAGAGCAATTTCTGGTACCGCAGCAATGGCCAACTCGTCTTACGATGACATTGCTCGAATTTATGAGAAGATAGCCGGCGGAAACAGAGTAATGGGCGAAGAGCTCAATAGCCTTAACGCTAAAGGTCTTAATGCCGCGGCCGTATTAGCCAACTATCTTAACGAGACTGGCCGTACTGCAAATGCAACAGAAGCCGATATAAGAACCATGTGTTCTAAGGGTGAGATTGACTTCATGACCTTTGCAAGGGCAATGGACGAAGCATACGGTGAGCACGCGAAGGATGCGAATAGCACATTCTCAGGTGCTTTCGATAACATGCGATTCGCGTTGTCTAAGATTGGTGCTGACTTCATTTCCCCTTTGAGAGACGATCTTATTCCCGTTCTCAACAATGTGAGAATGACGATCAATGCCGTAAGAGCATCGTTAACTCCGTTCACAAACGCTTTTAAGAGCACCTCAGCCTTCATTACAGACAAAATAGTAGAGAAGTTCCATACTCTTATAGGTTTTGGCGACACGGATTCTGCTTGGAAAGAAAGTGAACAGTGGAATACCGCAATAGAGAGGATCACCACGGTAGTTGAGAAGGCTACGGATATTCTCTTTTCTTTTATTAATCTTGTCGATAGCGTGGTAACTCCTATAAGGCAGGCGAGGGAAGCAATCTTACCGTCTAAGGGATATTCTGGAATCGTCACATTCCTTGACAATGTTAACAATCTCATTAGAGGAATGACTTTAAGCGCTTCTTCTATGGAGAAGGTTAACAAGATTGCTAAAGGATTCTTCAGTATATTTAAGATTATTGGTCAGGTAATTAGTCCTATTGTTACCGGCATTATCAACCTTGGAAAAGAACTCGGTTGGGTTAAAACTTCAATAGTCGACGCTACAGTCGGTTTTGCAGACTTCCTCGTTGAGTTGGCAGATTCAAACAAAGTATTCGACATTGTTACAGTAGCGGTTCAGTTCTTATCATCTTGCATAACCAATATGTCCGGTGTTCTTAGAACCGGAATAGGGTTCGTTTCAAGTTTTGCAAGCAATTTTGTTTCGAAGTTTAACAAGATTAAGGATATTCTGTCAGAGAAGTTAAATATGTCAGCTCTTAAAGACATAGATTTCAATCTTGACAGTATTAAAGAGAAGCTTGAACCGATAACAGAATTTTTACAGAAGTTCAAAGATGGAATAGTATTTGTCGGTAGTAAGATTGTCGACGCAATACGTTTCATAGCAAATAAAGCGAAAGAGTTAATTCAGGGAATCTTCGAAAGCATCGGAACGATATTTTCAGATGTACCGAGCTATAAGAAGTTTGAAAATGCTCTTGATCTGTCGTTCTTCACAACGCTGTTTGCATCGGTAGCGGTGTTTATCAAGAAGATGGCCCAGTATTATGGACCCTTGGAATCGATTAGCGATAAGTTCGAATACTTCTTTAAAAACAACGGCGAAGTGTGGAAGTCATTAACGAATTTCATATCTGACGCCAAGCGCGCAATAATGAACCTCCCCGAGGTCATAAATAATCTTAAAGCATCGTTATCGAATCTTAATACTGCAATAAAGAATTATGCCAACATACAAATGTTTAAAGCTATTGCTTTGGCATTAGTAGCGTTTACGGCTTCGGTATATGTGCTCTCTAAGATCGACGCTGACAAAGCCCTTGCCGGAATAGTTGCAGTTGGTCTTATTATTACTTACCTTAAGAACGTAATGATGTCTTTCAAAGACATGTCTTGGGATGCGGCTAATCTGGCGGGAACAAACAAAGCTATTCGTGGACTTCTTGTTATGTCGGTGTCAGTTCTTATACTGGCAAGCGCAATCAAGAAGATTTCATCAGCGTTTGATAAGAACCCTTATGGTGCTATTCTCGGTCTTGTGTCTATTTATGTAGTCATTGAAATGATGATGAAGGTAATGGACAAGATTCTCGAGGTTGCTGTAGAAGACGTTCTTGGAAAAACTCCTAAAGTTGCAAAAGCTTTTGGCTTAGCAATGATTGAGTTAGGCGTTGCAATTAAGCTCATTGCTTCCGCAATGGCCACAATTTCAAAATCATTTGATAAGAACTGGGTCGGAACGGTATTTGCTCTCGGAGCTATCGCAACACTTCTCGAAGGCTCGGTTCTGATATTTAAACAATTAAGCGGAATAACTGTAAATCCCAAGGGTGTTTCTAAAATTGGATTTGCATTGATGGAAATTGGCGCGGCGATGGTTCTCATGGCTGTTGCTATACGTATCATTTCCGGAGCATTTTCTGGGGAAGACCCTACTTCTGGAATTTATGCAGTCATAACCGTAGCAGGATTGATGATGCTGGTAATGGAAGTTATTAAGAAGTTATCCGCGTCATGTGCAAGTGGATTGTCAGGTATATTTGGCATCAAGATGGCAACAAGTGCTTTAATCGATGTAGCTATATCCATGGCCATTCTCGGTGCAACAATAGCGGTTCTTGCTAAGAGTTTCTCAGTGAATACCTTCGCAACCATGACAGCAGTGGCTACCGTCATTACCATGATGATTGCCATCACGGTGATCCTCAATAACCTCAAGCCAGAGAAGGCAATTTCGAATGCGTTAGCTATGATAGAGATTGCTCTCGCTTTGTCGATAGTTGGCAAGGCTATAGCTAAGGTTTCCGCGGCATTTGCTACAGATCCTTATGCGGGACTTGCTGGCGTAGGTTCACTGCTTTTAATGCTCATTTCTATGAGCATCGCTCTTGAAGCAATTAATCCAGCTAAGGCAAACGCTAATGCAATAGCTTTACTCGAGTTCTCCGCTTCCCTTTATCTGATAGCTCTGGCTGTCGCTAAGATTGGAAGTCTTGGACTTAAAGACGCCCTTGTCGGTGTTGCTGGTCTTATAGCTGTTATGGCGGCAATCGCTGGCTTTGCCGCACTTGTCGGTGGAGTACCTATTGTAGCAGCAGGTTTAATCATCATTACAGCATGCATCACATCAATGGGTGCCGCTATGCTTATGGCTGGTGCGGCATTTGCGTTATTTGGCGTTGGTCTTACGACAATATCTGCCGGTATAACGGCTCTTGCAACTGCTTGGGCTGTTAGCGGTCCTATGGTTATTGAGGGTATCGTTGGCACTTTGAGCGCTATAGCGATGGCTATTCCTACTTTGGCTGGAGCATTGGCTCATGGATTGCTAACATTTGTCGAGGTAATCCTCGATCATGTTGATGTAATCGTAAATTTGATTGGACAGATCGTAATGTCCATAATCAATTCGATTGCTCAGATGACACCCGTAATAGCGCAGATTCTTGTCACTTTATTGCTGGGTGTTCTTGACCTTATCGGTCAGAACATCGGGCCTTTAGTCGACAAGCTCATTACTATTTTCGTAAATTTACTAAATGCAATTTCGACAAGACTTCCCGAAATCAATGGAGCGATTAGTGATTTCATCACTCCTATTCTCGAAGGACTTGTTGGATTTGTATCAGGAATACTTTCAATAATAGCAGAAGGAATTGGCGAGATATTTGGTTCGTTTATAGGTGCTTTAGTCAACGGTATAGCTAAGACTCTCGACAGAGATTCTTTGGTGTCGTTTGCGAACACTCTTTCAGACTTCATGCTTAGGCTTCAGCCTTTCATGGACGGATTGAAAGGATTAGACGAGTCAACAATGAGAGCCGCACTTATGCTTGCTCTCGTAATCACGATCCTCACTGCTGACGATATTGCTAGAAGCCTTACTTCTTGGCTTACTGGCGGAAATTCTATGGTTGAATTCGGTAAGCAGTTAGCCGAGTTTGGCCCGTATATTAAGGCTTACTCTGATAGCGTTAAAGGTATTGACGTAGCGGCGGTCGAAGCTTCCACAATGGCTGCTCAAATGATTGTAGACTTTGCAAGAACAATTCCTAATGAAGGCGGTCTTATTGCTAAAATCTTTGGTGATAACGACATTGCTACATTTGGAGCCAAACTTGCTCAGTTTGGTCCTTTTATCAGAGATTACGCTAGAATAGTCGACGGAATAGACGTTGCCGCTGTAGACGCATCGATTAACGCCGCTCAGATGATTGCTGACTTTGCAAGGACCATTCCTAATGAGGGAGGTTTACTCGCAAAGATCACTGGCGATAACGACATAGAGACATTCGGAGAACATCTTAAGAGATTTGGTAAGAGCATTTCCAAGTATGCTGAAGAAGTTGCGGATATTGACGGAAACGCTGTAGAGGCATCTGTATCAGCAGCTCTTATGCTTACCGAATTCGCAAACAAGATTCCGAATACCGGCGGTATCAAAGCGATATTTGAAGGCGATAATTCAGTTGAGAAATTTGGCGAGTCCCTTGCCGAGTTTGGAAAGTACATCAGTAATTATTACCAGTCTATATCCGGAATAAACACCGCAGTCATGCTCGACACAGCAAAAGCATTGACCGATCTGTTAAATATTTTAACAGTGAGCGACTCTTTGTCTATTTCGTCAGTAACAAATCTTCAGGATATTTTAACAAAATTTGCAGAGATAGGTCTCCAGGGATTCCTCGATGCTATAGCTATAGATTCGGCAGACGATGTAAGTGATTCTATAGCGGAATTCTTTAAGACAGTTGAGAATAATTTCAAAGAATACGCGAAATTGTTCAATGAGTCGGCAGAATCAATTGGCCGTGACTTTGCGGCAGCGTACTCGAGAGGCATCGGTTCAAATGAGTCTCTTCAGAGAGTTAGAGCAGCTGCTTCTGATCTTGGAGAAGCATCAGTTAGGGCTCTTGGTGATTCCATTGATGATGATCCTATTGAGCCATCAGGTGCTACCATTAACAATGGTCTTATGTTCGACCTCGGTTATCAGACAGGTATCGAGAATGGAGAAGATGGTGTATTATCCGCCGTTCAAGGACTTGCTGATTCTAGCCTTGGCGAATTAGACCTTGGAGATGAGTATTTCACCCTTGGTCAGAACAACATGGCCCAGTATAATGCTGGTATTCAGTCTGTCGGAGTAAATCCTCTTCAGCAGAGTATAATGAATAGGCTTCCTAAGCCTGGAACTATACGCACGACTACAACGACAGTTCCTTCGCATCCCGGATATTTCAATCCCAACACGGTTCCTGACAAGGTTGAAAATGACACAAGTTATCTCGGCGATGTAATGAGAAATTACACTCGCGATGCGGAAGATGCAACGTATTCAACTGAAGAGCTCAATGCAGCATTAGGAGATACTTCTAACTCTGCTAACCGTGCTTCAAGTTCAATGGGTGGTCTTTCGAGATCTACTTCTGGAGCTGGCGGTTCGGCTAAGAAAGCTAAATCTGAGTTTGAGATCCTTACCGAGAAACTCGACAAGATTGCCGAGAAGTATGAGAATCGTTGGGATACCGCAAAAGAACGTGCGAACAAAGATTTGTTCAAAGGTGTCGATGATCAGGGTGATAAGTTCCTCGACTCTGTTCAGGACATAATGAATCAGTATCAGAACATTTATACCTCAGCTGTTGAGAAGACAAATGGCCAGGATTTGTTTGCAGAAATCAACGATGAGGATGAAGCCTTCGCTCCAGAAACATTACTCAATAATCTCGAAGATCAGGTTAACCGGATCAACGAGCTCAATACTATTATAAGCTCTTTAAGCGGAAGAATTGCAGATCGCAACCTTGCTGCTGCAATTTCTAACATGGACGTTGACGATCTCCCTCAATTAAGAGCTTTATACAGGATGAATGCCGGCCAGCTTGCCGAGTATGAAACAATGTACCAGCGCAAAGTGCAGGCTAATCAGAACAAAATTCAAAATGAACTGTCCGGAAATCTTTCACAGCTTACCGGTTCATATGTTGATGTTGCTTCTTATGTTGCAACTGACGCTTCAACTACTAGACTCCTTCACAATCTTGAGTCTCAAATCAATCAGCTTAATGAGTATAACTCAACTATAGCATCTCTCATGACCAGAATCAAAGACGTGCATCTCAGAGAAGCAATAGCGACTATGGGTGTAGAGTCTCTCGACGAGCTTAAGGCATTAAATGCCATGACAGATACTCAGCTTGACCAGTATGTTGCCTTATATAACAATAAGATAACAGTCGGACTTGAGTCGGTTTCTAACGAACTGTCTGCAGAATTAAGCGCTGTTCTTGGTCAGCCGATGGATATTTCAGTCTTCTATGAAATGTACAAATCGACAATGAGCGATATAGCCGATCAGATAGCTGCTGGTGATTCCGGAGCCAGACAGATAGGCACGAGCACTGGCGAGCAGATTGCCGAAGGTATGAACGATGAGATCAAGGAGTCAGTTGATACAGAAGCGGCATACGCGGCTGGAAAAGCTTATGTGGAATCCATAGGTAAAGGAATGGCTGATCCCGATGCCATAAGTTACCTGTTTGGAGCTATGGACGGCATTGCAAATATGATTACCGAAGATTTCAGAGACTTCTATAAAGAAGATTTGATGGCTTCGGGAACAGCGATGATTTCATATGTAATTCAGGGTATTGAAGCGGCCAAAGATCCAGGTTTCGATGAAGTTATTGATGGTATACCCGACAGGATTATCGAAATAATCGAATCTAAGAAACCGCAGTTTGTAAACGTTGGGCGATTTATCGTTCTCGGCGTTAAAGAAGGAATGACCTCTCCTGATGTCATGCATCAGGTTGAATCGGCCGCTACGCAGGTGGCTTACAAAGCACTTAAGACTATAAAAGAGAAACTAAAGATCCATTCTCCCTCAAGAGAACTTATCGAAATAGGTAAGTATATGGATGAAGGTCTCGCTATAGGTCTTAAAGAATACTCTAAATTAGCAGAAGATGAGGCTGGTAATGTTGCTGACGGATCGCTCACAGCTATACAGGAAGCGATAAACCAGCTGTCAGGATTGCTTAATGGCACTATCGACCTTAATCCTACGATAACTCCTACTCTGGATTTGTCTGATGTCAATGCTCGTTCTGCGGCGTTGGCTAACATGTTTAATGGAAGACAGATAGCTATTCAGGCACGAAATGATGAAGAACAGGCTGAAATGATCAATAGACTTGGAGATGTTCTTGCGGAACAGAACTCCGAGCCTAGAACCATGACATTCAACCAGAACAATTACAGCCCGAAGGCACTTAGCCGTACCGAAATCTATCGTCAGACACGCAACGGATTCTCGCAATTGGCAAGTGCTATTCAATAATTCACCCAGTTCTACCTCTTTTCTTAGCCGCCCGGGGTGTCACAGCCTCGGACGGTATTTCTTACAAACATGGTAAAGGAGAAAATTCAAAATGATTAAAAAAGTGACTGTTTTTAAGAAGTCAGATAAGTCGGACGCCTTTACTATGGTGCTTAATAATCCGACGAACGTAACCGATTCTACAGGTTTTGTTGTCGACAACATAGACGGGCTTGGCCCCGTTGATGCTGAGATCAATACCACCGAAATGGTAGTCGATGGAGATCTATTCAATTCTGCAAGAATCGGCAAAAGGAATATAGTTATTGATCTGATATTTTACTCAGAGACGGGAACGGGAATCGAAGAAGTAAGGCAGTTCTCGTATAGTCTATTTCCTATAAAAAGAAGTGTATATATAGAGATTGAAACCGACAACCGCAAGCTGTGGACTCAGGGGTATGTTGAGAAAAATGAGCCTAGTATATTCAGTAATACTGAAGGCAATCAGGTAAGTCTTATATGCCCTGATCCAAAGTGGTATGACTCAGAAAACATTATAGACGAAGACCTCGATTTAAATGACGAAATCACTATCGAGTATGATGGTGAAGTCGAAGTTGGTGGTCTTTTGGAACTTACTGTCGGATCAGCGATAACCAAGCCAGTATCTGCCGGCATTCCTGCATTTACGATTAGCTGTGCTAATTCCGACGGAGAGGCTCAGCTTATAAACATATACACTCCAAATACGGGATTTGCTGTTGGTGATGTTATAAAGATTAATTCTGTTAAAGGAAACAAGTCGTGTATTTATACCGATACGGCTGACGCCGACCATAATGCTCTTAATCTGCTCAATCAGAACCCCGATTGGATCAAGCTGACAAGTGGAGAGAATGCGATAAGAGTAACTGATTCGTTTTCGGCTTTAACATCGGCAACTTATACAAGTAAAATATGCTATGAAGGAGTTTAAACATGATTGAAATTACTGTTCTGAACTCCGACTTAGAGCCTATCGGTGTTCTCGATAAATACAGTTCATTCATTTGGACTGATCGATACAACGATGCCGGAGAGTTTGAATTATGTCTTCCGGTAACGGCCAAGTACGCTAATAACATTAAGAAAGATATGTATTTAAGTATTCCGACTTCTAATAGGACGATGGTGGTTGAATCAATCACTATTGACACAGATTTGGAAGAAGGAAATACTTATACCATAACTGGACGATCTATTGAGTCCGTTCTCGATAGAAGAATCGTCTGGAAGCAGACAAATGTTAACGGATCAGTGCAGAATGCTCTTCATACATTAATTAATGATGCTTTCATAAGCCCTGTTGACTCTAGAAGACGAGTTAGCAACTTTGTTTTCAATGTTAGTACCGATCCTAAAGTTACTACAGTTAACTATGCTCAGGCCGCTCAGTATATGGGTGATTCAATTTTTGACGTTGTTAAGAGGGTTTGCCAGGCATACCATCTCGGATTCAAAATGGAATTTGTAAATGGCAATTTTGTGTTCAGTTTGTATGCTGGAGTTGATAGAAGTTATGACCAGACTGCAAATTCTTATGTCGTATTCAGTCCCACGCATGATAATCTTCTTAGTAGTAACTATCTTGAATCTATAAAGAACTATAAGAATGTTCTTAGAATTGCTGGTGAAGGTGAGGGAGCAACTCAGACGTTCATCACGCACTATCTTGAGTATGACGATGATCATGCTTCAGAGAAAGTTGGTCTCGCTCGAAGAGAAATATATGTCGATTGTCATGATGTAAGCTCTGTAACCAGTTCGAATACGGTTATGGACGTAGAACAGTATACAAACACACTTGTTCAGAAGGGTGTAGAGAAACTTGTGGAGCTTGTTCCCGAAACAGCTTTTGAAGGCGAGATTGATTCCACGGTTATGTTTGTATACCATAGAGACTTTGAGGTTGGGGATATTTGTGAGATTCGCAATGAGTATGGAATGAACGACGCGGTACGAATTACCGAAGTAGTACAGACCTGGGAGGCCGGAGGCTACACTTGCATTCCGACATTGGAATCTTTATCAAATGAACAAGGTGACACTAGTAGTGGAAGCGGTGATGCGCACACAATTACTGAAACCGTCGAAACTACTAGTACCACTCTTGCTACAGCTGGACTTAAAGTATGTTGGGAAGATGTCTATGGATCGTCAGAGGACGCTACAGTTACATACTTTAGTCATAGTGACGTTAAGATGACCACCCAGTTGATGAGCATTAAATATTATGCGTCAACAGATGAGTGGAAGATCACAATACTTAAAGACAACACTTCGATTCTTAATAAGATTGATGGAACCACCGTTGTCTACAATCGAATGATGACCATAGTTTGGTCTTATTCTGACCTCGTTAATTACGAGGCTAGCCATACAAGTTAAAGGAGACGAAAGATGAGTAATATCGAAAGGAAGTATGCGTATTACGATCAGGGCGTTCTTCCCACCGTAGGGGAAAGTGGTGTTACTTATCTAACCCTGTATTCTTCAGAAGCCGGAAACATCTATGATGGATGGATTTACGATCCGGAACATAAAATACCTGTGTCGGTTACTGAGAGGACTTTTGGATACAGACATCCTCAGTTCTCTCAGTACTGTTGGGATGATGAAGTTGTTGTAGACTTATCAAATCCTCAGGCGAGAGAAGAATCCGAGTTCGAACAGGGACGAATAACTTCATTTAATACTAATGTTAGTCCTTATCCAATATTGCTTCAGGATATAGATACCTCTCAAATGACTGAAGAGGAAAGAGAGAGACATGCCACAACAATCCTATTTACGGCTATACCTCTCGTTAAGGATGCGTATATCCATGCTGAAGTTGAAGTCCAGATGAAGATGAATTTATCAGAATCTAATACTTCCGGAGCAGTTAGGGTTGAGGCTTTCTACATTGTAAATAATGAGTCGGATAGAACCATGAGACCACATCCGATCAATCATTATACTGTTGTAAATCAAAACGAGTATGATATTTTAAGACTTCTTTACTTTAATCCTGCATTAAAGCATGATGTATCGAACTATATAGGCGTTAAGCTTATTTGCACTGGCGGAACTGCCGAAATAGGAATTTCTGACGTTAGAGAATATGGCGATGCTATCATAACTTTAACATCGGCAGGACTTACTGGAGACATAATTTATGATGGACAGCCCGTATCTCTTGAGATATTTGGTTTGGATGAAGTTCCTTATGGATACGAGCTCGATATAGAAGATTATACAGTATTTTGCGAGTATGACAATGGTGATATTTATGATGTAACGAGGCTTTGCCAGTTCAGTCCTGAAATGGGAACTGAAATAATTACTCCACTTACAACATTAACCGCTATGTATCAGGGCTTGACGGCGTCTATGGATATTCGCTTGGGCGATGTTGAGTATATTGAGCTTACCGGAGTTGATAAGATACACGGACAGTATACATTGAATATTAATGATTATACTGTAATGGCATACTTTGAGAATGGATATTCTATGGACGTAACAAATGAGTGCACATTCTCACCGTCTATGGGCACAACTTTGTATTCGGACACGACTTTAACAGCTACATATGTTGCGAGTTGGATGACTGGGCCTAATACATTCACCGATAGTTTGGAACTTACCTCTGTTGGTGTTAAGAGAGAATACGGTACCGGAAAAGATATTATCTATACAATGTATGACGATAATTATGTCGTAATTTCTGGCCATATTTCCGATGACTATTCAGTTGCTCAGGATAGTATGGTATTTAATGTTCCTGGCGGCAGATCTCATAATTTACAATATGGTGGAACCACAAGCCATACCACAAGGATTTCCGGAACAACGTATACGAGTCATACATCGATAAACTATTTGATGACCGATACGAATGCAAAGTATTACTTCAATGTAAGCCTTGCTAATTTCGACGGGTCGTCTAAGGCATCGAAAGTTGAATGGCGTTGCCAAGGAAAGCCTCGTGGATTATGTCTCGAATATTTGAGCGATTGTACAGAGCTCATTGGATTCGAGAATATGGATACATCTGAAATTGTTAGTATGGAGAATTGCTTTAAAGGAGCAAATTCAAATCTTGATCTTAGCTTTTTAAATAGCAAACAATTCCCTAAACTTACTAATTTAAGATATACATTCTCAGAATGCTCTATGAATGGAATAACATCATTCGATTCGTCCAACGTAGAGGACATGGACAGGGCATTCTCCGGTTATGCTGGAGAAGAGCTTCCTGATTTCTTCTCAACAATGGATGTATCAAAAGTCAAGAGAATGAGTTATATGCTTGCGTCCAGTCCAAATCTTAAAGATATTTCTAAAATGTCTACTTGGATTACGACATCTCTTGAACGTATGTGCGCAATGTTTCTTGAATGTGCAGATCTTGAATCAATCGTACCTATGTCGGGATGGGATACAAGAAATGTTGTCGATATGAGTGGTATGTGTAAGAATTGTTCAAGTCTTGAACGCATGGATGTTGGAGATTGGAGAACAGATTCAATGCAGGCCGGAAATGTTACTGGTTCTGATGGTTCCGAAGGCGTTAAGAATATGTTCAGTGGATGTTCAAGCTTAACTACTCCAACTGGAATCTCAGGATTAATATCAAATCTTCCTCAGGGATCATTCTTAACAGACATGTTCAGTGGTTCTGGATTGCATAATCTCATTAATTTCATGGGCGCTATAAATCAGAAGATAGCCTCGATGGAATACATGTTCTATGAATGCACCGATCTTGTTAGTGCAGAAGGAGCTTCATCATGGAATACATCGAACGTCATCCGTTTAAGTTACATGTTTGGAGAATGTTCAAATCTTCTTGATGCGCCTCTTTATATGGAGAATTGGGATACTGGAAATGTATACTATATAACCGGAATGCTAAGCGGTGCTAAGTACACGCATGTAACGGTTCTCGATCATCTCGAGAATTGGAACCACTCCAATATGCAAAGAGATACAAATGCGTTCACGACCCCGGCTCCAAATGCTCCCGGAAGCATAGGATCAGGAACGATTCAGAATCCATCCAACTCCATAGTTACAGGACAGAACATAAGATATCTTCCCGAAGGAGCTTCGGTAGCCTCTAGAGTTCTTACTTGGTGGCCTATATCATAACATAAGGAGAAAATTCAAAATGACAGAAAGTATACTTCTCTCGGTCAAAGAACAGTTGGGTATTGCCGATGATGATACTGGATTTGACAATGTCATTATAATCCATATCAATACAGTATTCGGAATACTCACGCAGCTGGGTTGTGGCCCCAAAGAGGGGTATACAATCTCTGGTGATACAGAAGAATGGTCTGACTATCTCCAGGACAATGTGCTCTTGGAGATGGTCAAGTCCTATATGTATCTTAAAGTAAGAATGATATTTGATACTCCTACTTCTGGTAGTATGAACTCTGCTCACGAACAGCTTATAGCAGAGCTCGAATCCAGAATTAATTATATGGTTGATCCCGGATGGGAAAACATACCTGAAGAGTAGGAGGTGAATATTTATGCCTCAGATTACCTATACAGGTACATTTAAGGTAATTCGGCAGATTGTTGACTGGATTAACAACTTCACTCCGTCTATTGGTGGACTGGATGACTTAACTGACGTTGATATTTCAAGTCCGCAGAATGATGAAGTCTTAAAGTACAATTCAACCACTCAAAAGTGGGAGAACGGTACTGGTGGAGGCAGTTCGGGTGGTCACACAATTGTTGACCCAAACGGCACAACAATGCCCCAAGAGAACAAGTTACAGTTTGCAGGAGCGGTCAGCGTTTCGGATGATTCTACTAACGGTCAGACGGTCGTTAATGTCACAGGTGGCGGATCGTCTACTCTTGCCGGATTGACTGATGTAACTCTAAACTCACCAAATGATTCAGAGGTTCTTTTCTATGATGCGGCTACTTCCAAATGGATTAATGGAACTATAGCATCATTGCCAAAGATTTATTCTGCAACGGAAAGAGAAGTCGGTTGTTGGACTGACGGAAAGCCTCTGTATCAGAAGACAGTTCACATTTCAGCGTTACCGGACTCAACCCATATAGGTCAGTATGTTGATTATCCTCACAATATAGCGGACATCGATACGGTTTGTAGTTTTGAGGGAGTTTTGCATTTTCCTAATGGAAATGCTTTAGGACCAGTACGAGTTGGTTTCAGTGTTCCGGCGGGTTTTAACTATCAGATATCGATCGATAGCTATTGTACACTTTCTTATGTTCGAATAGCAGTTGGTGCAGATAGATCAACTGTCTCAGCAGACTATACAATTTGGTATACCAAAACTACCGACACTCCCGGAAGTGGAAGAGTTACTCCTCTTGCGACTCCTGCGGTTCACTACTCGGAAAACGAAGAAGTTGTTGGAACATGGATTGATGGTAAGACCATTTATCAGAAGACTGTTAAGTTCTTGAGTCAGGCTCTTGCTGCTGGTGATAACGACTTAAATCTCGGCATCCCTACAATCGATACTGTTGTCGATAGCAAGGCAATGATAACAAACTCTTCTCATACAACATACAGGCCTCTTAATACCTGGACAACCGCGTCGTCAGGCCAGCTTTTCTATCTGATAGAGCCAAGTTCTGGTAAATTAAGAGTGCATGCTGAAGGCACTTGGGCATCACCCAATATCTTCATAACACTGCAGTACACAAAGATTACAAGTTAATACACGAGGTAGATATTTATGCTATCAAATACAGCAACTCCCATTTATTATGGGCGGTTCCGCGAGGCTGTATTAAGAGGCGAGATTCCTGTCAATAGAGAAGTTTCAATGGAAATGAACCGCATTGATGCTTTGATTCGTGATCCGGACTATTATTACGATGATGAAGCAGTCGAGGGATGGATTCAATTTTGCGAGAACGAATTAACCCTTACGGACGGTTCGGATCTTCATCTGTTAGACAGTTTCAAACTATGGGCCGAAGAGATATTTGGCTGGTACTATTTCCAAGAGAAGTCGGTATTTGAGCCAGATGAATTCGGTGGAGGTCATTATGTTCTAAAGCAAGTTAAGCAGAGATTGATTAAGAAGCAATATCTCATAATAGGAAGAGGCGCGGCTAAGACTTTGTATGAAAGTTGTATCCACGCCTTTTTTCTTACTGTCGATACGTCTACGACAAAGCAAGTTACTACCGCTCCGACGATGAGACAGGCAGAAGAGGTAATGTCATCAATCAAGACTGCTATAACTCGTTCTAAAGGGCCATATTTCAAGATGCTTACAGAGGGCTCTTTACAGAATACCACGGGTAACAAAGCTAATCGTCAGAAATTAGCTTCCACAAAAGCTGGTATTCAAAACTTCTTAACGAACTCCATACTCGAAGTTGTCCCAATGGATATCGATAAACTTCAGGGTTCAAGATGTAAGATCGCAACCATTGATGAATGGCTTTCTGGAGATATTCGAGAAGATGTAATGACGCCTCTTGAGCAGTCTTGTTCCAAAAACGACGATTGGCTTATTGTATCAACATCATCTGAAGGTACCGTTAGAAACGGCCCGGGTGATGATATTAAGATTGAGCTTACCAAAATACTCAGAGGAGAATACTACGCTCCTCAGGTATCAATCTGGTGGTATAAACTTGATGACATCGAGGAAATTAACTTTCCTGAAATGTGGTTAAAAGCCAATCCAAACCTTGATAAGACGGTTTCTTATGAAACGTATCAAACGGAGGTTGAAAGAGCCGAAAACGTACCGAGCACAAGAAATGATATTTTGGCAAAGAGATTTGGAATTCCTATGGAGGGATTCACGTATTTCTTTACTTATGAAGAAACACAACCACAGCGTTTGTACCACACAAAAGGTATGGCTTGCGCGTTGGGAGCTGACTTATCGCAAGGTGACGACTTTTGTTCGTTTTCATTTCTGTTCCCTCTTCCCGGAGGAGCGTTCGGTATCAAGACTCGAAATTATATTTCAAGTCGCACACTCGATAAGCTTCCTACAGCTATGAGAATCAAGTACGACGAGTTCATTAAAGAAGGATCGTTGATCGTTCTCAACGGTGTAATCCTTGACATGATGCAAGTTTACGACGATCTTGACGCTCATATAACCAAGATGGAATATGACATTAGATGCTTCGGATACGATCCTTACAATGCTAAGGAGTTCGTCGAGCGTTGGGCAAACGAGAACGGACCGTTCGGAATCGAGAAGGTTATTCAGGGTTCTCGCACAGAGTCCGTACCCCTTGGTGAGATTAAGAAACTTGCCGCCGACAAGCTCTGGATATTTAATGAGGGTATTATGCAGTTTGCAATGGGTAACTGTATCGTAATGGAAGATACAAACGGTAACCGTAAGCTTCTTAAGAAACGTTATGAAGCCAAGATCGACCCGGTTGCGTCATCCATGGATGCTTTCATAGCTTACAAAAACAATCAAGATGCTTTTGAATGAAAGGAGATTTAATTATGCCTAATAAAGTTTATGATATTTTAAAGTGGGTCGCTCAGATCCTTCTTCCTGCAATAGCGACTTTATATTTTGCTCTTGCAAGTATTTGGGGATTACCCTACGCGGAGCAGATCGTTGGAACCATCACAGCAATAGATGCATTCTTAGGAGTGCTTCTGGGAATTTCTTCTGCTAAATACAACAAAATTGAGGCTGTAGAGGAGGAATCAACTGATGAACAGCAGTGAATTTATTACCAAGGCAAAAGATATTTGCGATAAGAAGACTATGTATATCCAGACTGCTCTTGGCACTCCCCTCACCAAGGCTAATAAGCTTCGTCTTGCGTCAGCATCGCCTTTTAACTCCCAGAGATCAGCTAAGATATTTGAGGCTTCTGAAGATACTCTTGGATTTGATGAGATCGGGCTTATCTCTTATATATCAGGCGTTAAATTCAAAGACTTTGGTCAGCTCATGAGCCAGTGCTCCGATATTTCGAAAGATTTTTCAGAGATCGTTCCCGGAGAGATTGTCTTTATGCAGGATCGCGCCGGTATATTTATCGGAGATGAACAGGTTGTAACGGTAAGTCTTGACGGAGTTGGAATAACTACCGTTGACGGATGGAAGAGTCATGGAAAATTTGCTTTCGTTACTTATGACGAGCCTACTCCTGAAGTGATCGAAGCTCTTACAAAGCCTGCTCTGATTCCCGAAGAGATCGACGAAGCAGAACCCGATGATGTAGTAGCAGTAGAGGAGGTGACTGTCGATGCCGAACCCAAACAGGAAAGGCGTATGGACGTACGTCACGACAGTAGGCGGCGCGGGCATTGAGTGCAGCATTTGCCATCATAAAATCGGAGCTAAAGCCGTGGTAATGGGTGACGTTAACCTTAATACCTGTAAGTTTTGTAGTTCCGAAATGAAACCCATTTCTCAGATGCTACTTAATCGAATGAAAGATGAGTATCCTGAAAGATGGAATTAAGTTTCAATCAGAAAGGAGACAGTTAATCCTGGTACTAAACTCGCGAGGTTTTTATAGTACACGTAACTGTTAACTGTTTTATTTTAAGGAGGACATGAATATGTCTTTAACTGAAAACGGAAATGGAATGGTAATGCCCGTAGGTCCCATGTACGGAAATGGCGGAGGCTTTGGTGGCTTCGGCGGTGATGGCTGGTGGGTTATCCTGTTCCTGTTCGCTCTTATGGGCAACAATGGATGGGGTGGTTTCGGTGGCGGAAACGCTGGAGAAATCTATCCTTGGATGAACCAGGCTAATCAGGTAAATGGTGGATTCAGAGATCAGATGATCAATGATAACATCAATTCCGTAAAAGATGGGGTCTACGGGCTTCAGAATTCTCTCTGCACAGGCATTGCCGGCATTGAGGCAAATGCTAATGCAAGACAGCTTGCAAATATGCAGACCGCTTTCGATCTCCAGACCCAGTTCGCAAATTGTTGTTGCGAAAACAGACTTGGCCTCGCAAATCTCAGTGCAGATATCGCAAGAGAGAACTGTGCTGACCGCGCTGCCGTATCTGACGGCATTCGTGATATTCTCACTAACCAGAACCAGAACACTCAGCGCATTATCGATCAGATGTGCCAGGATAAGATCGATGCTAAGAATGAGAAGATCGCTGATCTTGAGAGACAGCTTACCGCAGCTAATCTCGCAGCATCTCAGGGCGCTCAGACTGCTCGTATCCTTGCAGATAATGCAGCTCAGACTGTTGCGCTTGAACAGTATCTTAACCCTACTCCCGTACCCGCTTATGTTGTAGCAAATCCCAACTGCTGTCAGAACGCATGTGGCTACAATTGCGGTTGCGGAGCTTAAGGAGGAATACCTATGGCAGAGTTTACTTATAATCCCGTTCAGACGGTAAATGCAAACCAGCCTGTGATTTTAAACAACTCCATTCCTTGTAATAAAGGATATGTGTATCACAGGAACGAAAGCGGAGTCGTAACTCTCAGAGGTATTGTCAACAATTGCAACGCCTGTTTTGCAAGGTATAAGGTGACATTTAATGCTAATATCGCAGTTCCTACCGGAGAAACTGTAGGACCTATCGCAATAGCAGTTAGTCAGAGTGGCGAACCCATTCTTACTTCAAGAGCTGTTGTGACTCCTACAGCTGTCGATGCATATTTTAATGTTACCAGCCCCGCTATAATTGACGTACCGAGAGGATGCTGTTTTGATATTTCGGTCGAGAATATCTCCGATAGCGGAGACCCGATCAATGTTCAGAACGCAAATCTTGTAGTAGAAAGAATAGCTTAAGGAGGTAAGAGATGGATAAAAGCTTAATGAGACTTAAGTCACTTCTCAATAGTGAGATTGACAAAGTCGTAGAAAAAGGTGAAGTCGCTCCTGCCGAGATTAAGCCTCTTGGTGAAATTGTTGATATTTACAAAGACATTGAAACGATTTGCGCTATGGAAGAGTATAAGGACGATGATATGTCCTATGCTATGAGCAATCGTGGATATTCTTCTGAGAGAATGTCAAGATACCCCGAAAGAATGTACAGGGGATCTTACGACTATGCTTATGACGATATGAGCTACAATGACAGAATGTCAAATGCTCGTGGCATGAGTCGTGACAATTACAGCAGGCATAGCGAGAAAGAAGAAATGATCAATAAACTTGAGATGAAGCTTAAGAATGCTAAGACACCTCAGGAAAGAGAGAGCATCATGGAGTGTATTCGTACGCTTGAGGGATGATCCTTTCATATTCTGAACTCATAACCCTTCCAACCTTCGAAGAACGTTATCGATACTTGAAGCAGTCGGGGATTGTAGCCGAGGAGACTTTCGGTGGCCACCGCTATTTAAACCAGGCATATTACAGGTCTGCCGAATGGCGTCAAGTACGTAACCGCGTCATCATCCGCGATAATGGATGCGATTTAGGTATGGAAGGGTATGAGATACGAGACCGGGTCTATATTCATCATATTAATCCAATCACTGCGGATGATATTTTGAATAGAAGCCCGGCCTTGTTTGATATGGACAATCTCATTTGTGTTAGTTTTAACACGCATCAAGCGATACACTATGGTGACGAATCTCTATTACCGATCATTTCTTTCACGGAACGCATGCCTGGCGATACCAAATTATGGTAATTAAAATCGACAGGAAGGAGACTAAAAATGGACGTAGCTCAAATAATTTTAACTTCTTCCGTAGTTGGTGTTTTAGCATCATCTCTATTTACATTTATCACATTTTTGATAAATCGTAGCGACGAGAAGAAGAAAGCTATATCCGACAAGGATGACAAGACCACAACATGTCTTGCTGTCCAGGCCGAACATGAAAAGAACTTCGCTAAAATAGAGACTAAATTAGAAGGAGTTTCTAATATATGTCTCGGATTAGCATATGATCGCATTATCCACGTGGGAGAGGCCTATTTAAAACGTGGAAGTATAACCGTTGATGAACGTGAGGACTTCCGTAAATATTTATGGGGGCCTTACCATGCTGCTGGAGGTAATGGATCTGGAGATGCAATGATGCACTCGATTGACGATTTACCGATAGCTCCTAAAAAATAAGGAGGGCTGGCGATGTCAAAAAACTTTGTAGATAATGATAATATGACGGCTCTCATTACAGCCGTTGGAAATAAATTAAATGCGAAAGTAGAAGGTCATGCAATTCAAAATGAATCTGGAACAGACCTTACTCAGCGTGATACAATGCAGTTTACTGGTCAGGCGAAGGCTACAGACGATAGTACTAACGGTAAAACCATCATAGATGTGTCTCCTGAGGTTATTGATTGGGATGACTGGAGACAGATGACCGACCAGGAGAAAGAGGCTATTCCGGAAGCAATGATTGAGAATGCTCCGGGTGTAGATGGGTTACTTAGTGCTACATTATTGCCGAAGTTATGGGAGAATCCCGATCCCACTTCTAATTTTGCAGCACAGAATGTTACTCTATCAGAATCTGCTACCAATTATGATTATTTATTAATCGAATACCTGCTCACTCAAGGTTCTCCTAAAACCGCATCCATAATGTTCAAGAACAATACTGGTACTAGTTTGACTTATGCATCACCAAGTTCTAACGGTGCACAATCAAGGGCAAGAGACGTTAATTATGTAAACGCGACTACTTTATCATTTTCCGATGGCTATATTGCTACTGGCACTACAGCAGCTGCTGCTCATAATGGAATAAGTATCCCTTTGAATATTTACGGTATCAAAAAGGACATCAACCTCGAATTCTCAGCCATCGCATCAGACGTATCCACTTCTGCGGATAAATGTATGCTTTCTGATGAAGTAACCTCTGTTGAGGATAAGCTTGGAGATATTGATACAACTTTGTCCTCTCTCGGAGCAGCTGCAACCAAAGGCGTAGCCACCAGTGTACAAAGCGGCAATACGAATCTTGTTACTTCTGATGCAGTAAATACCAAGGTAAATAGTGTTGTATCCGCAATGGGGATTTATGAGAATGAAGTTACGAACGTATCTGCCCCGAATAATACTAATTTCTGTGCGGTGACTCTTCCCGCTGGAACTTACATCGCAGTAGCAGTATATCAAAGTTCTACTTATGCTTATGCTTTTATAACAACCAATACGAATAAGCCACAGATTTACTCGAATGTTGATGTATTCACTTTGACTCAGCAGACTACTGTAGCTTTACGTCAGGGATCAGGAGCAACTCACACATATTCTTACGCGCATCTTGTGGCGTTGAAAATTAAGTAAAGGAGGCACGCAATGGCAAACTTATTAGCAAAAAATGGTAAGATCATCGGCGGTGTGCCTCAATATAATGAGTGGGAATATCTCGGCCAAACCGTAGGAAGTGCAGAAATTGAAATCCCCGCAGAAGCAGAAGAAGTTTGTTGCATATCGGGTTTTTCTACAACGTGGATGGATTTTCATTTTTTAACCACGATGGATGACATAAATGTGGCAAGAAAAGGCTTTTATTTGTCCGGAACAAATAATGACGTATACCTTTTTAGATGGACAAAGGCCACACGCAAGGCAAGTTTAGTTACTTATACTTTTGCGGGAACGGATTACACATCGTCATGTACCACTAAATGGTATATAAACAAACCTGGTGGCATGCCTCAGGATGGATACATAAATTACTCCACTTCTGAAAGGATTGTAGGTACATGGGTTGACGGTAAGCCTCTGTATCAGAAGACTATTGTTGATACTACAAACGATACAGTTAACGTGACCAAATATATAAGCATTGGAGCTTCCATAGACACATGCGTTTCGTGCAATGGGGTTTTCCTAAATACGAATAATGTATTTAATCCCTTGCCTTATTTCACTAACGCTGTAACAAATAACAACATAGCCGCATTGAAATTAGTCATTAATCCAAATGATGCTTCGTCAAACAAAAACACGATTGGATTAGTATGTTCATCATCAAACTTATTGAACAGACCCGTATATGTAACCATTCAATATACCAAAACCGCAGACTAAAGGAGGACTTAAATTATGATGAGTTCAGAATCAAGAGTTTTCACCGTTAATGTACTGGTAGAGACTGCCGAGGGTATTATTATCTCTCACTTCGATTACCAGGGCGAGGATCGTGCTAACGATGCTATGAAGAAGTGGCATCACGAGTGCGAATACAATCGTGGAGCAGAGACCGTTAAGTACTTCTGCGCTTACATCTCAAATGAGTGGGGCGGAGACGAGATGAGAGATTCTTACACCAATCCCAGCTTCGAAGCGCCTGAAGAGTAATGTTTATCAGTTATAACCCAAATCCGGACAGGAAATTAGTAGGCGATTGTGTTATACGTGCTATAACAAAAGTCACTGATAAAACTTGGGATGAAATATACATGGATATTTGCTTACAAGGCTTTTCCATGAAAGACATGCCCTCGTCGAACGCGGTCTGGGGTGCTTATTTATATTCGCAAGGATTTAAATGCAAAGCAATTCCAGATACCTGTCCGGATTGTTATACTGTAAAACAATTTTGTAAAGATAATTTAAACGGGGTATTTTTACTAGCTACTGGAAGTCATGTAGTTGCCGTTGTTAATGGGGATTACTATGACTCCTGGGATAGCGGAGATGAAATCCCGATATATTACTATTGGAGAAGGGAGACTTAAATGGCTTATAACCCGTATATTTATAATACGCCTGCACCTCAGCAGGTAAATCCATATCCCGTCCAGCCTACAGTATTCGGCGGTTATCCTCAACCTCAGACCAACCAGTCTAATGTTATCTGGGTTCAGGGTGAATCTGCAGCTAAGGCTTATCCGGTTACTGCCGGTAACAGTATGATTCTCTTGGACTCTGAGAGCGATTGCTTCTATATTAAATCCTCGGATAATGCCGGAATGCCTAATCGTTTGAGAAAATTTGAGTATAAAGAGGTCGTTGACGGTCAGGTTGTAAACGAATCTCCTGTTGAACAGCCTCAGTATATTACAAAAGAAGAGTTTGATAAGGCTATGAACGAACTCAGACAGCAGCGCAACCAGCATTACAACAACCGTAAAGGAGATAGGAATGAACAGTCTGTATAGATCTATGAATCCTAATCCTCAGCCTAATATGATGGACCAGTACAAGCAGTTCAAGCAGAATCCTATGCAGTTTCTTATGCAAAGGAATATAGGCATTCCTCAGCAATTTCAAAATGACCCTCGTGGAGCCGTTCAATATTTGATGAGTAACGGACAAATGTCTCAACAGCAGTTCGGAAGATTATCACAAATGGCTCAGGCTATGGGTATTAAGTTATAAGGAGACAATATGAGTTACCATGTAGATCCTAATCGTAAGCCGGACTCACCACTGGCTAAATGTGCAATGTGGACTGATAACTGTACGTTCCCTAGGCAGACCAAAAAGAAACCTAGCGAATTCTCAATCATTCCTCACTGTATAGCCGGTAATCCCTCAGCTGAGGCTCAGGCTGCAGCATTCCAGAGACCTGGAAGAGGTGCATCCGCTCATTATATTATTGACTCAAAAGGTATTATCATACAGGGTGTTCCCGAGGATTGTCGTGCATGGACTACCGGAGGCGATTTGAATGTTAAAGGTCTTACCGGAGCCCAGATGGATCACGAGTCAATTACTTTTGAGATCGCCAATTGTGCTATGGGCGGTGATTGGCCCATGTCTGCTGAGGCTATTAACAGTCTCGTATTGCTGATGGTTGATATTTGTAAAAGAAACGGTATCCCCTCGGTTAAGTGGAAGGGCGACAAATTCCTGGCAGGTAAACCCGATCAGCAGAACGTAGCGGCTCATAGATGGTTTGCTACAAAATCTTGTCCCGGAAACTTCCTTTATAACAATATGGGCGCAGTTTGCGATACGGTTAATGCTTATCTCGGAAGTGTTATCCCTACACCGAGTCCTACTTCTGGATATTTTATTAACGGACTTGACTTCAGTCCCGTATTTGATCCAAAGACATATGCGGCAAGCAGGCCTGATGTCGCAAGCAATCCTTACTACGGCGCAAGCGATGAGATGCTTTGGAAGCATTTCTGTGATTTCGGCATGAAAGAGTTCTTTGAAGAGCCTGGTCTTGCACAGTCTAAGACATCTGAGGAATTCTGCGTTCAGATATACAAGAATAGATATTCCGACCTCAGAGACGCATTCGGAGATGACTTCTTCGAGTATTATAAGCATTACATCATGTTCGGCAAAGCAGAAGGACGTTCTGCAATCTAATTTATATTTTCCACAAGGAGGAAAAAGACATGGCAGTAAAAATGGAATCTATCACCGACAAAGAAACAGGAAAGATCACCTATATCACTCACGGAACTGATATCGGAAAGGATGTTTCCGAGCAGCTCAAGTCTGAGAGAAATCCCGATACTTCGGCTATCTCAGTAGCAGATCTCAAGGCTATCGTTGCTGATGCCGCAGATTATGATGCTTTTGTAGCAGCTATCGAGGCTCTTTGATATTTTGTCTTTTTAGGAAAGGAGACAATATGAGTAGCGCTGGAAAAAGACCAAGGAGGAATGAATATGTCACGAAACATAGAGACATTTACAAATCGTACTCGTGATATTCGCGTTGAGACAAGGAAAGTTGATCTTGAAGAGACTCTTGGCTCAGCAGCTAAAAGAGAAGTGACTACGGTTATTGCACCCGGTAAAGCAAGTGTTCCAACAGCAGGATCAGTAGTTGATTTTGTTAAAGCACTCGTTGAGGATTGTAGCGATTTCTCGGATTTCAAAACCAAAATCGAAAGTCTTTAATCGGAGGTGAACACTTATGTCTGGAAGAATAGAAACGTATGACTCCAGAAAGGAGCAGACCAGCAAATGGTCCCAGAATGAAGCGTTTAATGTCCGCGAAGCCGGTGTCGATATTGGCAAGGATGGCGGACAGGGCGGTTCTAATGTATCGGTCGATCAGGTCGTTACTTCCGGACGTGAAGTAGCCGGAGTTACGGTTGACGGTGTGAGAACGCCTATACTTATCCCTAATTCTGGAGAATGGACTCAGTCTGACTGGGCCGAAACAGATCCTTCTGATGACGCTTACATTAAGAATAAGCCGTCACTTGCACAGGTTGCAACATCAGGCGATTATGGTGATCTAAGCAACACACCCGATCTAAGCGATTTTGTAGAAGACCCAAATTATGTTCATACCGATAACAATTACGATATTGGTGCTAAGAACATCGTTGATCATGTGACTGACAATTTGGCAGGAAAAGTTGACAAGGTCTCCGGTAAGACCCTTTCTGACAATAACTTCACCAACGCACAGAAAGACAAGCTCACAAATCTTGCTGATATTTATGGTATAGGATCAAATCTTACCCTCGATCCCCAAACCAATATCCTTTCTGCTAATGCTCAGCCAATCACAATTGATGACGAGATGAGTTCAAGCAGCACTAATGCTGTAGAGAATCGTGTTATAACTAGTGCTTTAGCAGATAAGGTGGATAAAGTTACCGGTAAAGTTCTGTCTGATAACAACTACACGACTGCTGAAAAAGATAAACTCGCTGGAATCGATCAGGGTGCAGAAGTTAATGATATTTCGACCATTAGCGTTAACGGAGTAAATGTTCCAGCCGACGTTAATAAGAATGTTAATCTGCTGATTTCCTCTAGTGAAGTTATATTTGGAACAACTGACCCAGATCCGAATATTGGGTCCGATTCTGATCGCTATGTCAAAGTAAGCACGACTGATTTTGGAAAATCTTTTAGGATATATACGTCAAGTACAGCACCTTATGATGCTTCTGTAAGTGTCGATACCATAGTAAATGGTACTGTAGTAAGTACAGACAGAATACAATACAATAGACCTGGTATAACTTATTCTGATTTTACTGTGACATATTCTGGACAGTGGATTGTTACTATTACAACTGACAACGTTTACGGTTACGAAACTGGCGACACAATAACTTGGTATTACTCTGATACAAGGGATATATCTTTGGTTATAAGTCCTCCGGAAGTATACGCCGAGTATGTTAAATCCAGTGGAATTTGGATTGAACTATATGATAGCGAATCGGATAACGTTCAATCAGACTGGACAGAATCGGATTCAACGAGTGACGCTTATATTAAGAATAAGCCTAATTTAGCAGCAGTTGCAACATCTGGCGATTATGACGACTTGAGTAATACACCCACCAGTCTCACTTCAGCGCAGGTCAATGCCTTAATAGCCCTTCTCGATTAGGCGATTGCTCATATTTTATTCATTGAACGGTAACATTTATTGAAGCACTTTGATATTTTTAAGTTAGAAACTCCGAAACGCCTACTCGCAAAGGTTAATTAGGAGTATCTATATTCTCTCCCTTCCCTTAGCTTTGGTTAAGAGTGGTTGATGGCGAACAAACCTCCTTCGTTCCTACACCACTCCTATACCAAGGCGGCTATACGTATATTTAACATTCCCTTTTATTTTTTCGTAAGAAAAGTCCACCCTTTAATGGAAGAGGGCAACTAAAGGTAGCGAGCAGTGGTTGAAAGGAAGGGACCACTTAATAAAAGATGGATTTATCCAACTCCCTCACGGTATAAGGAGTCCGTGCCTTTTCTTTTTGTTTTCGCAAATAAAACATTTCCTTTACTCTCTTCTTTTTTCGTAATTATATTTTCCTCTTTAATGGAAAGGAGGGTATCAATTATGAGCATAACTGACGAGCAGAAAAGAGAAATAGAGATGCTTGCAGATGATGGTCACGATGAGGCATTAATTGCCTATGGTGGAGATATGTATCGCCAGGGCATGGTCATTGGAGCCATTATATTTGGAGCAAGCATGCTTCTCGGAGCAGCTGGTTACGGCGGTTATAGATTAATCAGATCAATGATTGAGAACCGCAAATCCAAAAAAGAATCAGGCCAGTAAATGGTCAAAAAGAAGGGGCTTAGTCCTCTTCTTTTTTCGTAATAAAATGTCCTCCTTTAATGGACAGAAGTGTCACAGCTAAATTATATTTTTGGAGGTAAAAAAAAAATGAACAAAATTATGAGTAAGGCAATGAGACAGATGAGGTTCGGAAGAACAATCAATAATCAGAAGCGTTTTGATGCGATAGAAGAAACGCTGGTCGAGTCTAAGCAGAAGCTTATGGAGGCGCATGAGAAGTATGCAGCCGCATTAGCAGCCGAGGACTACGAACGCGCAGATTTCTATTTAAACAGAGTGAGAGGATGGTTATCAGATGTTAACGAGCTTAGTTATGATCTTGATAATTGCAAAGATCAAATCAACAAAGACAGAGAAGAATTAGGTTTGGCTGAAATAAAGTAAGTTCAAGAAGGGGACTCGAAAGGGTTCTCTTCTTTTTATATTTTTCACAATTCGTAAAATTTAAGAGGTCTTTAATGGAAGAGATGTGGCTGAAGTGGTGAAGCACCAGTTATGGAGAATCCGGGTTCGAGTCCCGGCATCTCTTCTTTTATATTTTTCAAGTGGCGGTAAAGAACCGGGAAGGAGAAAATATGTCTAAACTCGTGACTGAAGAATTAGTTGACTTATCAGGATGGTCAGATAAGGATCTTAAACTTTATGAGAAATCAATAAAGAAAGAGATTTCCAATCGATCTTGTAAGTCTAAGTGCTGTATTGATGATGGTATAGAAGATTTACATATTTGGGGTCGTCTTTCGAAAAAAGGTATGTGCTATAACGACATGTGGGCTCCAAAGTTAGCTTTGAGATCGGCGGTGCATAAGATTTGCGATCTTACCCTTGGAAACTATAAAGTTTATGAAACAGGAACTAAGAGTAATCACAAACTCGAATGCTTAGGATCTAAGCTTTATGACAAGGTCTATGACGATTATGTTCCTATGGTAAAAGAAATAATGGATGTTGTTCGTAAATATGATAAGAAGGTGAATGGAGATTTTTAGATGAGTGAATTCGACAAGTTAATTGGTATGCTGGATGGGTCGGGTATCCCTTACGAGAGGGACGACGATAACTTTATGATGTTAGCATTTGGCACGCCTTTGGGTGGAATCCGACGTATAAAATACCCTAAAAAGGAAGGCTTTATATGCTCAGTTATATTTGGGCATGGTACTTACGGATTCGAATCTGGAGAGTTAGAAATGATGGGTCTGCTTACACCAGAGGAAGAAAAATATGATTCTGTTCTTGGATATTTAACAGCAGAAGAAGTATTTGATCGTATACATAACCATTATAAGATTGTTTCTAAGGAGGAGGACTAATGGGCGAATTCTACAAAGAAAGAGACGGACAGTTGAGTTTCTTAAAACCGGATATTTCAAAAGAAGACAGGGCTAAGTATTCGTACAACGGCCCTGTTTTTCTTTTCGACAAATTCATAGCCACCGTTAATGTAAGCACTTGGGCAAGGAGTACTGCTAAGGCGCGTAGTAATATGCTTTATCAGATCAAGGAGCAGCTTGGTTATCAGCCGAACGCAAAGCTGAGAATCATAGATAATCAAATTCATAAGGAGGAACTACAGTATGGGAAAAGTGTTTAATGCAATCGCATTGGCTATCGCCCTTGGCGTGGCTTACGAGATGGGTAGAGAGAAAGGAGCGAGAGATATGTTCTTTACCTATACCGAGGCAGTAGTTAATGCTAAGGAAAAGATCAAGGAGGCTACTAGCAATGGCTGAATGCTGTAAGAAGTGCGGAATACCGTTATATGAATATTCCGGACAGTCAAGGAAGATATTCCGTAGCTTTACTACTAAGTTCGATAAAGACAAAAATGAGTACCATTTGTGCATTAATTGCGACAAGGGGAACACACAGGAAGAGAGGAAAGAAGAGAATGGCGAAGATCGAGATTGATAAGGAAGAGTTGAAAGAGGTTCTGACCGATGCGTTAACTGATATAATTCGTGAAGATAGTAGGGCAGCTAATCAGACTTCTTTGGAGTTAAAAGACATAGAGATATCTACTCTAAGAAGACAGGTTGCCACATATAAGACCATGATAGACGCGTACAAAGAGACTATAGCGTCTAAGGACAGAGCATTTAGAGGGTCTCTGAGAGCCAAAGACGAACTTCGTGCTCGTGGCAGGGCTTGCGAAGAAGAAAATGCAAAACTCGCAAGGGAAGTAGATAAGCTAAACGATGACATAAAGGCGTATAAAGAGGTCGTTTGTGACTTAACAAAAGCTTGCAATAAAGTGAAGGGTGACATCGACCAGGAGTTCGAAGAGGCCGTTCGCGGTGATCTGATGAATCTTAAACTTGTTAAGAAGTATCTTGACAAGGTTAGACCTACTGCAAAAACCAAGGATGATTATCTTAAAGCGATGAATGTCATCGATAAGGATATTTCAAATCTCGACAAGTTCGTAGAAGAGAGGTGGGGACATGGCGAAGAAAACTAAAGAAAACTACGTCGTACGTGTAGTTATGAAGTGTAAGAAGGAGATAACTCCAAAGAAATTTCTCGTGTTCAACGACGAGGTTCACAAAGTCATGGATGAGCTGCAGGATGCGTATGAAGGCAAGATAACCGTATACGATGGACCAAACGCGTCGGTTACCGGATATGTGTATGTCATGCTTGAGATAGATCCGGAATTTGCAAAGAAGAATTTATATTTCAATCGTAAGTTTGCCCCTGACAAGTATCTTGGTTTTTATATGAGCCGAGTGGCAAGAAAGCTTCGTAAGAAGTATAGATATTTCGAAACGCATTTCGATTACGGAATGTTCAAATACACGATCGACTGGTACTAAGGAGGTAGCATGATTATTGTTTATATTATTCTCGCAATCGTGTCCATTATAGCACTAGTGCTGCTTTACAGATTCGCCAAGCCTGATGGCACTATGGTTGTAGATACAACTGATCCCGAAAACGTAAGAATCGATTTAACAGGAGTCCCGGTCCTCGATAAGGATCAGGACTTCTTTGTTCTACGAGTGAATAGAATAAAGACAAAACATTGATTCGCAAAAAATGTTTCCTCTTTAATGGAACATACAAACGCACAGGCTAAGGAGGTTTATATGGCAGAAGTAAATGTGCATGAAGAATTTGTATCAAAGGTGGTACAGAATGTTGATGTATCTAAACCGGAGACGGTCAAGATCGCTAACGAAGTTCTGAAGACTTATAATGAACTTCAGGTCGAGGAAGCAAGACTCCAGCAGAATGAGAGATCGCAGAACCAGAAAGATAGAGAACTGGATCTCAAGGAGCAGGAGTTGAAGCATAACAAGATCGATAGTTATATTTCAAACGGAATAACGCTGGCAAGCTTGATCGCTTCGGTTGGAGCAGTATTTAAATACATGAAGTTCACCGAGTCAGGTAATGCAATAACAAGCACGGTTGGTAAGACCATACTAAATGGTTTCAAGTTATTTGGTAAAGTAAAGTGATGTTTCGAAGGAGGGTTTCAGATATTTGAGATCCTCTTTCTTTTCAACTCAGAAAGGAGAGTTGTATGAATGTTAAGTCAGTTCTTCCGGTTGTTTTAACAATAACCGGTTGTTTGGCTACTGTCGGAGCAGTAATCTTATCTGCTATTGAAACACCTGATGCAATCGAGACTATTGACAATCACAGAATGGAGATAGATCCGTCTGGTGAGTCAGATCTTTGCTTAAAAGAGAAGGTCGTGGATTACGCAAAGTCATATAAGAAGACCATTGCGTGCACTACGGTTGCGGTTGCAAGTATTATCGGATCATGCGTAACCGGAAGTTGTAATTATCGTGCGCTCCTTAAGAGTTCTGCTGCAGCTACAGCGCTTGGAACGGCGTATACATCTAAGTATCGCAACAAGGTTAAGCAGATCATCGGCAAGGAGAAAGAGAAACTCCTCGATAAGCAGGTGCGCGATGAGATTAAGTCAGACGATTTCTCTGATACGGTAGTATTCCATTTCGACTTACCGAGAGACGAGAACGGGTTCGAGATGTATGAACCTATCGAGTTCAAGTCCAGTCTTAAGATGATGTATGAGTACTACATCGATGCCATGCAGAAGATAGCAAACGGTGAAGTAATGTCCATAGGCGAAGTATTTCCTCAGATAAGCAACGCGATACCTAAGGACGACCCTAGACAGTATCAACTTGATCGTATATGGCATCAGGATCTGTTACTTGAGGGATTTGATGTGATGCTTCCTACTATTACATTTGACCCGGTCAACTTCAAAGGATCAGAAAACGATGCGTTTGCAGACAATAATTCAATGGTTAATGATGGCAAGCCTGCGTACATTATCCATTATCTCGAAGACCCCGAACCTCCCGAGTATCTCATGACAGCTGATTGCTGATATTCGCAAAAAATGTCATTGCTTTAATGGAAAGGAGGGTTTCTTTATGACTAATGGATTAACAGTAAAAATGGTTATAGCGGTACTCGGTATTGTCGGTGGAGTAGTAGGAATAATAACCGGCATCAACGATGTTATCACTACGAAGCAGGAAATGAATGAAGCAAAAGAAAATAACTAACCAGCAAAGAGGGTTCTTGATATTTAAGGACCCTCTAAGTCTTTGAAAGGAGACGTATGAATTACTTTTCTAAAGGATTGCTCGCATTGGGCAATGCAGTAATTAAGCACGGTCCCGAACTTCTTACAGCGTTAGGCATAGTTGGACTCGTGGGAGCAGGCGTAAAGGCAGTTAAGAACACTCCTGAAGCGTCTAAGATTGTCGAGGATGAAGAGGAAAGGAATGAAAGAGAAACAACTACGGTTGAGAAGATAAAGCTATGTTGGAAGTTTTATATTTTCCCTGTAGTAATTGCGTTCGTGTCAATTCTGTGTATCCTTGGAGCAAGGCGCATCGACGCAGGACGTACGGCAGCATTAATGACAGCATGTAAGATGTCGGAACAGGCGGCGGAACGATTCGAATCAGCGACGAGAGAAGTTGTCAACGATAAGACGCTAACAAAGATTCAGGATCGCGTATCTGAGAAAATTGTGCAGGAAACGCCGTATGTCGAGGATGACGTTATCGATCTCGGAACCGCAGGTCCTAAGCAGTTGTTCTTCGAATGCTATTCGCGTAGGTATATTCGCTGCACAAGGGATTACATTGACAAGGCAATCAACGAATTCAATAAACAGCTTCTGAATTATGATTCAATGACCCTGAACGATTATCTCGATTGCTTCAACATTCCTAATCTCGATCAGAAGACAACCGGAGCGCTCGAGTGGAGACTTGATGATGTTAAGCAGAGATGCGGAGGACGACTTCCTGAATTGATATTTAAGCATGGTGAACTGGAAACCGGTGAGTACTACGCGGCGTTTAGGCTTGAAGTAGATCCGGATTTCGACTTGTTCAGGAGGACGTATTAAAAATTCGTAATTTTTGCATGCTCTTTAATGGGAGAAATGGGTCTCCCACAAACTACATGATTAAAAGGAGAAATTATTATGGCTAAGAAGTTTGAAGAAGTAAATGAGGCAGTTGAGAATCAGGAGCTTACTGAAGAAGAGCTCCAGGATTTCGATGACGATGATGAAGATTTTGAAGCTGAGGAAAGCGGAATGAAGCGCTTCGGCAAGGCGGTTGTTAAAGGCGCATGTGCATTCGGACGCGGGGTTAAGAAAGCAGTACCCGCGATCGGTGTAGGCGCGTTAATACTCGTCGGCGGAGCAGCTATATACGCATGGAACAAGGCTAAGGAATCTGTAGGGATCGAAGGCTCTGGAGAATCAGAGGGTTCTGATAACGCTCAGTCAGAGAACGAATCGGCAGAATGATCGGAAGTTTGTTAACTACTAAGGGGGTCGAAAACGATCGATCCTCTTATTTTTTCAACGAGGTTAATTATATGGAAACAAGATTACCAAATAATTCAGAGAAGGCTTTAGCGGAAGCGTCTCAGAAAAAGGTTCAGCAGAATAAAGTCATATCGGGCAACGTGAAACATCACACGAGTATGGGCAAGTTGCTCAGACAGACGTTCATTCCTGAAGATGTATCAAATGCAAGGGATTATA